ACTTTGACGGTTATGCGTTTCATTCTAGACGAGAACACGTCTGCAATTACAACTGGAAAACATTTATAGAAGTTTACATGGACGATTACCATGTGGTACCATTTCATCCAGGACTAGGTAATTTTGTTGATTGTAACAAATTAGATTGGCAATTTGGCAACTGGTATTCGGTACAGAGTGTTGGTGTAAACAATAACCTAAAAACTCCTGGTACACCTGTTTATAAAACATGGCACAAAGCATTGTTAGATTACAGACGTGGTGCTCCTCCTGAGTTTGGTGCTATATGGTTGACTATCTATCCTAATGTAATGGTAGAGTGGTATCCGGAGGTTTTGGTTATCTCCACACTATGGCCAGAGTCACCACAGCGTACAAGAAACATTGTAGAATTTTATTATCCAGAAGAAATTTGTCATTTTGAAACAGACTTTGTAGCTGCACATCAAGAGGCTTATATGGAAACTTGTGAAGAAGATGACGAGATCGCCGAACGTATGGATCGTGGTCGACAACAACTAGACCGTAGAGGTACCACAGACAGTGGTCCTGTACACGATCCAATGGAATTGGGACTGACATATTTCTACAAGTATTACGACAATTATGTTATGACATTTCTCGAATCATCCCGTTAACAAAATGCAAACATTAAAACTTGCCCTATCCTTTATTGCTATCTTTGCAACATCTGTGTTTTTGTTGCTTTTGGGCAACATTTTAGCCCAGAATCTTGTGGGTTGACCATAATTCACCATTTTGTTATAATATTGGTATAGTAACTAATAAGGAGTGTGTGATGCAAGCAGAAAAAGAAAGAGTGTTTAATATCCTAAAAGAACAATGGCAGTTTGTTCGTGAAAATCACGGCAGTCTATATGATCGCGGACAAGCGGATAGTTATTATCATCGTGCTCCATTGGCACACTATGGTGGCGTAGGTGGTGACAGCGGTCCGCGTGTGACCGTGACAGATACAGCCAGCATGAACGAATATTTGGCTGGTTACAATTGGAACGAACGGTTTGGTGACAAGAAAGATTGGAGTTAATCATGGGATATTTCAAAAATTTAGAAATTGAAATTCGTGAAATGGATTTTCTTGGCTACAGCCCGCAAAAAATTGCCGACATTGTAGGGCTGAGTGCAAAACAAATCGTTGAACTTCTAGAAAGCGATTTTGATGAAGACCCGATGGAGTATGCCGAACATGCGGCTGATCTTGATGCCGACTTTTATGGGAAAATCTAATGAAAATTGACAAGGAACTTTATGAACAGGCAATCAAAGAGTTTTTGGCCAATGGCGGAGAAATACAGCAAATACCGCTAGGCAAAAGCTCGCCGGAAGTAGGACAAAGTGCATGGGGGCGCCCGCAAGGTAAGCCAAAAGAACTTAGTGATATTAATTTGGATGAACTATGAACAGACTAGAAATTCTTGCTAACGAATTGGCTCTGCTGAGTAATACCAGCATGATGGAACTGGCACAGATCCTGGTAAAGGATTATCCGACTAGAGCAGATGTGCTAGAAACACAAATCAGTGCAGCATTCTTTTACAATGATCAGGAGGCAATCAGTGAGTAATTTTTTAATCAGTGTAGAACGTGACGAAGTATCTGGGGCATATGTAGCCAGTTTCTTACACGGACAAACTATTATGTTAAATGCTACTACATATCAAGATGCGATTCTCGAAGCCGATATGCTTGAGCCGGATTTTGAAGTCGGTTATAACTAATGGAACCGCAGCCGGTCTCAGCTGATCTTGGACCAAAACAAACTGAAGCCTTAAATGGACCGGTTGACCCATATGGCCCAGAAATGTTAACATATGAGTGTAAGGGTTGCGGTGGTAGATTTGCTGATGTGGGCCTTTACTTTTATGGTACAAGTTCAACAAAATGTACGTGGTGTTCAAAATTTCCCAAGGCAAAAAATAAACGTCAGATTAAGTCGCAGTGATATTTGATTGTTAGATCGGAGAGTGTACAATGAGTAATTTTATCTACGGAACCATTTTTGGTGTAATTGTGGCTACCATTGGCTTCTCCGGTGTGGCCCGTATTTTAGATAAAGCAGTAGATGTAACAAAGCAACAGGCAGTAGAAGTAAGCAAATGATTTTGGTTAAATTGCCGACCATAAACAGGTTGACCTGTAATTCGAATGGCAATATAATAGTGGTATGGTTACAAACAGTAATCTAAATTTTCAACTTACTTGTGGAGAGTATCAAATGACTGACAAAACTTTTAATGTTGGTGGTGTTTCTAAAACTAAAGGCCAGTACAAGGTTCGTTTTGCTGGCGACATGACCCGTGTCAAGATCTTGGCTAAAACTGACACTGATATCAATCTTGTTGAGTTGCCACGTGCAATGACCAAAGGTGAGCTTGTAACACATCTTAAGACTACGGATCTATACAAAAATCCAGAGTTTGCTGCTGCCATTGATGCAGCTGATGCCAAGTACAATGCTGCTGGTACCGTTAAGGTTAAAGGTACTAAGCCTAGCATGGATGCTATCAAGGCACGTGCCGGCGCCAAATCTGCTGTATCAGCCTAATCGTTGTAAATAGTAGCACAAGGCGGGTTCGTCCCGCCTTTTTTTAACTAGTTTTGTCTAACGTATACAGAACGGTTAAACTCATCGATGTATTGTACATCTCAACAAGGAGAATAAAATGGCCAAACGCCTTGTCCGTAAGCTTACCGATGTAGCTGCTGAAGTAGAGCAGACTCTCAAATCTCATTTCAATGTAATACAAGAGCAACTGAATTCATGGTGCAATGCCGCCCATGCCAATCCTTATACGTTTCCTACAAGTAGTATGGTTGCAATCAGCGACCTTTATATTGACTACGAAGTACAACGAGACGTAATACACGATCATATTAAGAACATCATGAAAAAGTGGGATCCGAGAATTTGTTCTCCGGGGTCGGCTTGCCGTATCATTGGCGGTGACGGTCGTATCTTTTTATATGACGCACAACATCGTACAATTGCAGCAACCTTACTAGGCTTTAAAGAAATTCCTTGTGCAATTGTAGAAACTGACGATCCTAACTTTCCGTCGTTGGCTTTTGAAATGCTCAACGACACAGGCGTGCGTAGACTAGGCCCCGGCGACTTGCATCGTAACGCTCTTGTGCGTTACAAAAACGGAAGCAGCGACATTAAAAATGTTCGTGCCCGTACCATGCAGGATCAATTTGATGCACTAGGCATTGATCTTGAAGATAAAAACACTCGTCGAAGTGCCGCATTACGTGGTGACAACGAATATTTCTTTAGTCATTTTAAGTACGCACAAAAAGGCATTGAACTAGACGAAAAGGGCAAAGTGTTATATGACATTCTCGCAGCAATAAAAGAAACTTTTCAAAGGCAGGAAGAAATTGATCAAGGTGTTTATATTGGATTGTACGAACTGTATAGATTGTCTAGTACTAATGTTCGAGACCAACTACCCAAGGGGTGGATGAAACAAGTTCTTGCCAAGTGCAAGCAAACATTCATTAGTTCGCATTTGATCCATAGCAAAGCAAAGACCCAATGGGAGTATAGTCATCCGGGCGCAGGCTGGAACGCTCCGTTGGCCATGAGTAACTTTTTGCGAGAGTTGTATATTCGCAACGGTGGCACAATTGTGTTGCCCTATCACGGGGATGGCAGTAAAATAGGTATTGAATCAAACAACATTGCACCAGGTCTATTTCCGGAGGATGTATGACATACAAATTATTTGCCCCAAAATGTGCATACCCTACTTGTGCAAATCTTGTTGGATACCACAAAGTTTATCGTAAACAAGATAACACTCGTGGTTTTAAATGGAAAAACGCCTGCGAAGAACATAGAGGGAAAAAGAAACATGAATTTGACAAATGGAAAATGGAGTTGGGATGTGAAAATTCAGATGCAAGGTACGGGTTCAAATGCACATCTACTATTACCAGTCCGTCGCAAATTGATATTCATCACAAAGATGGAAATAGATACAACGGGTTGACTGATAATTTGGAACGTATATGCGGTAACTGTCACAGTAGAGTTACTGTAGAAAATGGCGATCATCTCAACCGATATACTGTAACTACCTATTTAAATCCAGAATTGTTTGAGATATGATGTTAAAAGAATCGTTAGAAAATTTTACCGCACCAAACTACGGTAAAACGTTACGGTCCCCTGCTACATACCAAACTGTAGCAGGGCACTGTAGTAAACACATTACCAGGCTAGTAGATGAATATCATCAGGTAGAGAATGATCAACAGTTGCTAAGAGAAATACGCAACGATATTGATTACTATCTACGTAGATATCATGAGTATTGTATTAAGCAACGTGATGGTATGAAAGCGCATTATCATGAAGTGGGTGCGGATGAGGATTGTGACTTTGAGCACCTAATACCAGCTGCTAGAATACGTGATTTGATTTTAGCAAATGTACTTACAGTTGAACAAGGATTAAATGCACCGACCGTAAGATTGAGTAGGGCAAAGCATGAGTTATTAAAGGATGCAGGATGGGCTGCACATACTCCTGATATGTGGTTACCGTTTAAGAGATATAGTAATGTGTTTGATAGCCAATTTATAACATATGATGGCACAGAAATTAATCTTGAAAATTGGACCCTTGAACAACATTACAGTTATTTTAAACATTTAGCGATATAAATATTAGGTGGATGAAGTAAACCGTTTGTATTTTATTGTAGGCTTTTTGCTTGGAGTTTTACTCATTGGTAGTATATCCGTACCGTTGGCCCTAATCTATTACGAATGGATCAAAGAAAACAAAGACGATGAAAATAAATGATATTTGGTTAGTGGTTGATTTGATTGCGACATGTATTTTGGCCTATGCTGGATATTATGTTCTTCTTGAACTGTGGTGTGCTTTGTATGGTTTTCTAATGTAAACAAACAAAGGAGCATACAATGTTAGAAACAATTTTTTGGATCGTAGTAGGTGCATTTGTAGGTTGGAATTTACCGCAGCCAAGTTGGGCTAAATCATTTCAAGAAAAACATCTTCAAAAATACTTAGACATGATTTGGTTCTTAAAGAAGTAATTTAAATTGTTGTATGAAGTTGATTGAAAGGTGTTCTGGACCCCGGTTCGACCCCGGGCAGGTCCACCAAAAGTATATTACTAAGAGTCCAGGTTCAGAGCGTGGCATAATATACTTTTGATGGGCCTGAATTTGGTTTCGACAGGGCAATGAGTAAGGATATGGACAACACAGTAGGCGATGACTGTAAATCAAGCAAAACAACAAATGCAGCCAATGATGAGCTGTTTGAGGTTCGTTTAGCTGCTTAAGCTAAACCTAGACTCAGAGATGGCCCAGCCTGCTCGGTAACAGAAGTGGCTGGTTTTGATTACAAAGCGTTGATAAATAATCAATAATACACTAGGAGTTTTCAATGCACCATTTTATTAAAATTACGCACCCAGTTCACAATGGATCTATAGTACCGCATTGCGACATTAATAATAATCATGACTTGTTGAAAAATTGGCTAATTCAAAACTATCCAAATTTTGATCAAAATCAATTTGAATTAGCAAGAGCGAGACAAAATGAGTATTTTGATATCGCTAACATGATTACACCACCACTTTGGGCATATTTAGACAACGATAGTGACTTCTATAGTGCTTGCATATTTTGGAATGTATCGGGCGCTCCTAACAATTACGATCCTGAATTTAGAACTTATGTAGACGCTTTTTTACTCGACCCAGGTTGGGATACTCCGGGATCAATTGAAGACATAGCCTATAATAGTGCAGCGGATATTCCTGAAGAGTTCTTTATTAGCGGTGTACTAGATATTTAAAAGGCAAGCTAGACCTTTATTCCATTGTGTGTTATACTTAGAGTATGAATACACAATTTTCTATGCCGGTGACTGGTGCACAAGTTAAAATAACTTTTTCGTCTTCTAGTTATTTGCTAGGAAATGAAGGAGTTATCCATACAACATTAAATGGTACTGTTGAATCACCTACAAAATTTACTCCAACTGATTATATACGTTTAAAAACGGACTTTGATAGTCCGGTATCAATTAGAGAAATACCAATTAACAAAGTAATTGTTTTAGATTATTTAGATGGGCGCAAAGCCAGTTCACAGCCAGTTAAACATCATTCTCAAAAGTGGACAGTAAAAGGTAGCAAAGGATCCGATTACATTGTAATTAAAGATCAGAATTCTTGGAATTGTACATGTCCAGGATTTCAATTTCGTAGAACCTGCAAGCATATTGAGAGTGTAAAATCATGATAGAAAACTTAAATCAAGCGGTAATGAACCTGCATGAGATAGCTAGATTTGTAGAAAAAGAAATTGGTTCAGGTTTGCTCAGTGATGATATTAGAGACTGCGCAGATCGTCTCCATACTTTAGTAAAGTACGATTATTTAAAACAAGAGGACAAGTGATGGGATATGATAGCAAAGCAGTTCGAGTAAAAAAAGGCGATAAAGTTATAGCTGCGCTCAGTTTCAACAAAGACCGAGAACGTCATTATATAAGGGAAACTGTTAAGTGTTTGGCAAAAAACATCAAGGCAAGATCGGCCAAAAATCGAGGCGACAAGGATGGCGAGTAAAAGGTGGGTAGTAACACTGGAAGAAGATCCTGAAACTGGAGATTTAATTCTACCTTTTACCAACGAAATGTTAGCGGATGTGGGCTGGCAAGAAGGTGATGTACTAGAGTGGATCGACAACAAAGACGGATCTTGGAGTTTGGTTAAACAAGAGGATAAAACGGACAAATAGTAGTTGCTTTTTCTAAAACACTCGCTTATAATACTTAGATGCTGTCGTACAGCATATCTAATTAGGAGATATTAATGTTTGATCTAAAAACAAAACAAGGTAAGTTGTTCCGTGCTCTCGTCCTTGAAGGAGAGTCTCTAACTGCTAGTCAAATTCAAAAGCGATTCTCAATCAAGAATCCGCGTGCTACCGTTAGCGAAATTCGTTACGCAGGTTTCCCAATCTACGCTAACACTCGCAAGGCAGGAAACGGCGTTCGTGTAACCGAGTACAAGCATGGCAAAGCAAGCCGCAAGATCGTAGCAGCTGGTTACAAAGCCATTGCAATGGGTTTAGTTGACTGAGTCCAAAAGTAGCATTAAAAGCTCGCTTCGGCGGGCTTTTTTTATGGCAAAATATTTTAATAGAAACAGTGTTTTGTAACGGAATTGTAATCTTAGTGTGTTTAAATATTATTGTGCGATGCACATTTAATGGAGATTACAGTATGAAAAAACTTTTAGCAATCCTATTTGCTACACTAGCGGTGTCTGCTACAGCAGCAGAATTTACAGGAGCAGGAGCAACATTCCCATTTCCTATTTACGCTAAGTGGGCAGAGGCCTACAAAGCACAAACTGGCATTGGTCTAAATTATCAATCAATTGGTTCAGGCGGCGGCATTCGTCAAATTAAAGCAAAGACGGTTGACTTTGGTGCCAGTGATATGCCACTCAAGAAAGAAGAATTAGACAAAGAAGGTCTAGTGCAGTTCCCAGCAATTATTGGTGGTGTAGTACCAGTATTCAATCTTGATGGTGTTGAATCTGGTAAACTAAGACTCACTCCAGATGTAATCGCCAACATTCATCTAGGTAAGATTACTAAATGGAATGACAAGGCTATCGCGGAACTTAATCCAGGGGTAACCTTGCCTGCAATGAATATCACAGTGGTTCATCGTGCAGATGGATCCGGTACAACCTTTGTATGGACAAACTTTTTAGGCAAAGCTAACGCAGACTTTCAAAAGACTGTAGGAGAGGGCACAGCAGTTAAGTGGCCAGTAGGCGTAGGCGGCAAAGGTAATGAAGGTGTAGCAGCACAAGTGCAAAGATTAAAGGGTGCATTTGGCTATGTGGAATATGCCTATGCTAAGAAAAACAAAATTCCTTATGCAGCGTTAAAGAATCGCGATGGTAATTTTGTACTACCAGATGACACTACATTTAAAGCAGCCGCAGCAGGTGCTGATTGGGCAAATGCTCCAGGTATGTATTTGTTACTAACTTGGCAAACAGGTCGAGATTCATGGCCAGCAACGGGTGCTAGTTTCATTCTAATGCACAAACAACAAGCTGATGCATTGACAGGTCGTGCTGTACTAAAATTCTTTGATTGGGCCTACAAAAATGGTGGTCAAATGTCAACAGAACTAGAATATGTCCACATGCCAGCTGATGTAATCAAATTAGTACAGGAAAATTGGAAAAAGGACTTCAAAGGTCCAGACGGTAACGCAATTTGGAAATAAGGACTATGATGAAAACATTTACAAAAATTGCACTGGCTGTTTCCTTGGCATTTAGTATACCTGCTTATGCAGATGAATACATTGATACTCTAAATATCTTACGCGATAAAGGTATCTTGACACAAAAGGAATATGATGTTAAAGTGCAAGAACACGAAGAAAAAGCGGAAAACAAAAAATTCGCAGAACAAAGAATCGACAAAGATGTTAGCGAATCAAACAAATACCGACAAGCCAGAATCAACGACGGATCAGTCACAGAATCCGGAATCGGTCTCAAATCTCGAGACGGGAACAATACTGCCCAGTTTACGGGTCGAATTCACATGGACTATAGACACTACTCACCGGATTACAGTGTCGGCCAAACCACAGATTCGTATCAAAACTTAGCAGAGGTTCGTCGTGCAAGATTTGGTGTTCGTGGTCAATTTGCCAAAGACTTTAAGTATCAATTGTTAGCAAACTTTGGTGCAGGTGATGGTTTCAGTTCTACATCAACCACAGCAGATGAAATGTGGGTTAATTATGCTGCTAATCCAGAAATGCAGTTTCAGTTGGGTTTGTTTAAGATGCCATTCAGCCTAGAACAATTGACTAGTTCAAATAATCTAGACTTTATGGAACGCAGTCTTATTGGTCAAAATGATTCTGAATTAATCCCGGCAAAAGAGACTGGTTTCATGTTACATGGTGTGCCAAAACCAGGATTGACATATGCGCTGGCTATCAGTCGTGGTAAAGCAAACAAAGATGCTGCCAATGACAGTTTTGACTACATTGGTCGTGTAACAACAAACATTGCCGAAGTCACTGGCAGTAAAGCGTATGTGGCACACTTAGGTGCAGCATATAGTATGGGTGATATCAAAGGCGGTGTTACACCCGCAAGTGGTCGCACTGAAGCCCGTTCACAATCAAATTGGTTTGTGGGTCCGGCACTCACCGGAACTACATCACGCACACGCCAAGGACTTGAAGCCGCATTTGCTTACAATGCTTTAAAACTACAAGGTGAGCAGTTTGAATTTAAATATGATCCTGCCACAGGTAATGATCAAGAAATCAAAGGTTATTATGTACAAGCGGTTTATAATTTGACAGGTGAAAGTCACGCATACAAAGATGGTGCGTTTGGTTGGATAAAGCCAAACAATCCTATCGACAAAGGTGGTCGTGGTGCATGGCAAGTGGGTGTACGTATGAGTGAGTTTGACGCCGGTCCTATTGTAGTAGCGGCTGGCAAAACAAATCGTGCTACTGCTATGACATACGGTATCACTTGGTTCTGTACTGACAATCTAAGATTTATGGTAAACTATGTTGATACCAAGTTCGATGCGCCTGTTGGTAGTTCAGGCAGTCGTGTGAACGGCGATCGTGCTATTCTGTTTAGAAGTCAATTAAGTTTCTAACAACAAAAAAAATCAAATGTTTTTTAGGCACTTTGGTGCCTTTTTTTGCGCAATGTAACAAAAATGTAATCTTAGAAACCTTAAATATTTGTATGAACAAAACTTATCGTAGTATTTTTATCAGTGATGTTCACCTGGGAACTAAAGATTGTAAAGCCGAAGCACTCAATAATTTTTTGAAACATAACACCTGTGAAACTCTTTATCTGGTAGGTGACATAATTGATGCATGGAAAATCAAGCAAAACAAATGGCGTTGGCGACAAAGTCACACCAATGTTGTGCGTAGAATCATGGGACATGCTAAAAGAAAAACCCGAGTGGTATATGTGTTAGGCAATCATGATGAATTTTTGAGACCTTATTTACAATATAATTTAAATTTTGGAATGATAGAGTTACACAATCATGTTGAACATGTGGGGGTAGATGGACGAAGATATATTGTGGTACACGGAGACATGTTCGACGGTATTACTAGACTGGCACCATGGTTAAACTTTTTAGGAGACAAAGCATATGAGTTCATCTTATCAGTTAATAATAGAGTTAATTGGATCCTCCATAGAATGGGTTTTGGCTATTTTAGTCTTAGCCGTTTCCTTAAGCACAAGGTAAAGCGAGCAGTTGATTTTATTTTTGAGTTTGAACGAACTCTAGCTCAGTATTGTAAAAAGAAAGGCTATGATGGTGTGATATGTGGACACATACATCATGCAGAAATCAAAACTATTGATGGTATTACATATATGAATGATGGTGACTGGGTAGAATCACTTAGTGCCTTAGTTGAACATCATGACGGTAAGTGGGAAATAGTTTCATGGACTAGGACAACAGATAATGTGGTTGATGATATTGATAGCGGTACACATCAATGATCCTCGGGACGTACCAGGAAGAATTACACTAGAATTCGTAGATCAAATAACCTGCGAACAAACTTTATCAAGTATGAATTATTGGTTAAAATTTAATAATTTTCGAGTAGAAGGACGGTGCGTTAAAAAATGAATACATTAGACAAAAAAATTACAATTGTAGTACCGTCGCGTAATGAAGAAAATTACATTACAAATCTGCTGGATTCGTTACGAAAACAACGACTCAGTGGCACAAAAATCGTAATAGCAGACTGCTCTACAGACAATACTAGACAGATTATTAAAGACAACCAGTCTTTTTTAAACATTGAAATCATCGACGGCGGACCAGTGGCTGTGGCTAGAAATAGAGGAGCACAACTGGCTACAACTCCGTATATTCTTTTTATTGATGCTGATGTGATATTTTTTGATCCTTATGTTATTCGTGATGCTGTTGATGAACTAGAAAACAACGATTTAGATTTAGTAACTGCGAACATAAAATGTTATGACAGCGATTCTCGTGCCATAATTGGTTTTTGGATTTTTAACAAAGTTAATCATATGCTGAAATATTTTGCTCCATTTGCGGTAGGAGCTTTCATGCTGACCAGACGCGATCGATTTGAAGAATATGGTGGTTTCAGTGAAAGGTTTTCAACATCAGAAGATTTCTTTTTATCACGCATGTACGCACCTAAAAAATTTAAAATCATAGAGCATTATTTTGGTCAGGACAGTCGTAGATTTAAAAAAATGGGTTATTTTGGAATGGCATGGTTTTTGATTCAAAATTTTCTCAATCGTAATAACCCTAGTTATTGGAATAAATTAGACAACAAATATTGGAGTTAAATCGGGCACAACGATAGAGTGCTGCCGGAACTCGTAACCGGCATAGCCCGAAAGGGCTTTTTTTTATCGCTAAATACAAAGGAAACTTATATCAATCATGCGCCGAGCCACTATTGCTCTGTTTATTCATCAACCAAAATGCTCTGTGCAGTCCGCTAACGGCATCATAAGAGCATTAGGGCAGTATTACAACTTCAAAATCTTCACACGACACGAACTAGAACAGGATTTTTTTACTGATGTAGATTTGATTGCTGTGCCAGGCGGAGTAGGTGAAGCCGATAGTTACGACTATCTAATGCGTATTCATCAACAAGCTATTAGAAATTATGTTGCAGCCGGTGGTCGTTATCTAGGTATTTGTATGGGTGCGTATTGGGCAGATACAGACTACTTTGGTTTGATGAATGGGGTTAGAGTGCAACAGTATATAAGACATCCTCATTCTTGCACTCGCAGGCCACACGCTAAGGAAATGGCAGTAGACTGGCAAAGCACAAAAACCAGTATGTATTTTTACGACGGCTGCACATATTATGGCACAGGATTTGATACCATAGCAACTTATCCCAATGGTGCTCCAATGGCTATTATGCAAGATAGAATAGGACTAATTGGTTGTCACCCCGAAGCAGAACAACATTGGTATCAAGATTATACCTGGATGCGTAAGAGATGGCAAGCACCAAAGCACAGTTATTTGTTAGATTTTGTTGACAATTTAATGCGTAGATAGTAAATTATAAACAAGGAGCAAGTATGCCATACAACTTTAAGATTGATGTATCTATGACAGCCACTATTGACGCAGATGTAGCAAAAAATATTATCATTGCCGCAGTTGAGCAGGAAACAGGTAAACAGGTTACCGATATAGAGGTTAATATCAAAGACGGGGAACTGGCGGGATTCTATATTAAATTTGATCCCGAAGTAAACAAGCCAGTATTTAAACCCAGTACAGAATTTATTCCAATGAACTTTGGAGAATATAGGAGCTAAAAATGTTGCAAGTTTTTGTTATTGTGTTGTTGGTTTTGATGAGCCTGGCAGGATGTTCCAATGAATATGATGCTTGCATTGAAAGAGAAAAAGCCGCATATAGAGAGCGCAATCCAAACGCCAGTTATGGACAAGTTAATTCCAAACAGGCAGAATTTGAAATGATGTGTAGTTCCTTTAAGAAAAAATAACTAGTCTGTTTTTCTAAACTCGTCCCAGGTTTGAACAACGGCTAACTTGCCGGGATCTGAACTTTTTTCATTGGGTCCTGGTAAGTTTTGCCACTCTTCTTCTGAGACATCACATGCTATAACTAGTTCGTATTCGTGACCATCGGAGCTATAACATTTAACAGTTTCAAGTCCGGCTAGACCGCGAGCAGCATCTTCAAGATGTCTGGCAAGTGATCTTAGTGCAGATCGTTCAGCTACAATATATCCGCGACTACCTGGTCCTGTGTGTGGGTAAAGGTGTATTCTTGATTTCATGTTATGTGTGCAATATCAGAGAGTTTCATCTTCTTACTACGATATACTGTAACATATTCTGAATTATTTTTATACCCCAACTTGCCCGTTCCCCACAAGATAGGCTGTTCCTGAAAACTTGTGGCATGCGGAAGAACAACATCAAGGTACCGGCCATTGCCTGTGCCTAGTGTAGCAAAGGTAATATATTCTTTTGGTCCCGATTTAAACACACGATAGTTAGCCACTAATCCGCAAAACTCCACTTGGCCTGGTTTACGAATTTCTTGACATACCGGGATAAATCTACCACTACGCCAGCGACCTTCCTGTAACAAGTCTGCTACTTCACCGCCTTCACCTACAGCGGGAACAGCTCCTGCCAATTTGGCTTCTTGCCAATACACCCATCTAGCATACGAACCTTGGCAATGTTTAAGTGCTGCACGCCAGAACCGTTCTGGATTGTGTGCTTTTTGGTAAGCCAGTGCCCAAATCAATCTACCTAAGTTGATAGCATGGGCACGACACAGGCCAAAGTGACTCAATTCACGTAAGGCCAACAACACATCATCTCTACGAGGATGATCCCCGACCTTTTGCATGAACTCGAACATCTTCTCTTCGTTCTTCTTAGCAAATGCCCTACGCCACATGTCTGCTTCGTATTGGTCACAGCCTAATATTTCTCCGATCAATTCAATAGCATCGTCCTCAAATACAATTGTTTCGCTCAGATTGTCTTTGGTCCAATCTTGGAATGCACTTGCTCTACGACGACCTTGTGTGGCCACAGGTCGAATAAGTGCTGTACCTAACACACAGTCTGCGCGACTTTGGGGGCGTATAGCTCTAAATAGTCGTTTCATGGCAGGCGATTCTGCCTGTGTAACACCTAGTACATCACCTCTGCTCAGTAGTGCAGCAGTCGCCTCATCAGTTTCAGGATAGTCTAATAGATCTCTTTGATCAATCTCCCATAGCTGACTTAATCCTCGATTAGCCAGGATATCAATCTTGAAATGTTCTAGATCTTCTATCTCGTATTTGTCTAACAAGATTTGATTCTCGCCGTTAATTAAACTCTTAGGTACCGCACGATCAAAGATCAGTATGCCGCCACAGTGTTTGCTTATACAGCGTTTCTTTCCTAACAGTTTGTCTGCTAGTCGTTCTGCTTCACCAACATATTCAGCAGGTACCACATCTGCCAATTTAAAATTGCGTTTTAATCTGCCCTTGGCACCATAGCGTTTGGCTGCTTCGCGTACCGCTGACTTTTCTTTATACATTACATAGTTTGATACACGAGCACTCTGTCCTGGCCATCTTTTGAATATTCTATTCATCACTGTTTCCTGCTGCCAGTGCGGAAAGTCTAGATCAATATCTGGTAGGTCGTCACGCTTTGGATTCATAAACCGTGATAATGGTATGCGTTCCTGTATGGGATCTACATCACTGATGCCCATAAGGTAGCATATCAGGCTTGAACCTGCTGATCCTCTAGTAATATGTGGAATGTCTTTTGTAAGATCTAGTATTTCTCTAACACGAAGAAAATGTTTGGCAAAACCCAGCTTTGCGATAATTTCTAGTTCTTCTTGTAATCTGCTATTGTATTCTTCGGTATCTGGTATCGCTCGTGTAAATTTTTTAATTAATATTTCAAGTTCATCATATCGATTCATTGTTCATCCATAATTGAAAGCCTTAAGCACAAATATTTATTGGACAACACGGACTTAGATTTTTTCTATTGGAACAATAAAAAAATATTCATGAAAAATCTATTAAAAACGAGTTGACAATAGGCCTACTAGTCATATATAATATAGTGCAATGCAACACTTTTTCAATAAGGAGATAAAAATGAAAATTACAGGAACTAAAACAGAACAGCATTTGAAAGATGCTTTTGCAGGTGAATCAAAAGCCAATCGTCGTTATTTGTATTTCGCAAACATGGCCGATATTGCTGGTGCAACTGACGTAGCCAACATCTTCCGTCATACCGCAGAAGGTGAAACAGGTCATGCACATGGTCACATGGAATATCTAATTGCCGGTGGTTCGGGCGATCCAGAAACTGGTTTGCCAGCTGGTGATATCGTACAGGCTCTAGAAAGTGCTATCCATGGTGAAACACACGAATATACTGATATGTATCCAGGTATGGCTCGTGATGCTAGAGATGAAGGCTTCGACGAAATTGCTGACTGGTTTGATACACTGGCTAAAGCAGAACGCAGCCATGCCGGCAAGTTCAAGAAAACCTTAGACGCTTATCGCGCAGAGAATGCCTAATATGCTGACTGCACAAGACCTATATTCGCTGGAACAATATAGTGCCCACCGCCCGGATTTTAAACGCCGGGCTGTGGAACACCGCAAGCGCAGACAGATTAAGTTGGGTATGAACATGACCTTACATTTTGAAGATCGTGTTACAGTCCAGTATCAAATTCAAGAGATGCTGTTAATCGAGCGCACATTTAGTCAGCAAGGAATTCAAGATGAACTTGATGCTTACAATCCGCTTATTCCTTCAGGAAACAACCTAAAAGCTACCCTTACACTAGAATACAGCGATCCTGCGGTGAGAGCGCAGCAGTTGTCTCTATTACAAGGAATTGAAGACCGTGTGTATATCAAAGTCGAAGGACATCAACCTGTATATGCCATTGCAGATGAAGATCTTGATCGCAGCACAGATCTAAAAACAGCAGCGGTACATTTTCTGCGTTTTGAATTAACTGCAGACATGATCGACTCATTGCATAATGCCTCTGAATTGACTGTGGGTGTGGATCATACTCATTATACGCATAGCACAAGAGTGCCCGTTGGTACAGTAAGAACTTTAACCGCAGACTTTTTCGGGCAACCTAATCTTATTTTATCTTAACAGGAGGCAGTGTGTTAGAGTGTTTAATAGTAGGTGACAGTATCGCCAAAGGTATAGGCCAAGTTAGAACCGAATGTGTAACCTATGCACAAAGTGGTATTAACAGTCATGACTGGAACAACATCTATATAAGAAAGGTTAAACCTGCCCAGACTACAATTATCAGTTTGGGCAGTAATGACTATAGACTACTTAACACACAAATAGAGCTAGTGGCACTAAGGCATAGTGTCAAGTCCGATCGAGTGTTTTGGATCGTACCTGCTAATCAACCACAGAAACAAGAAATAGTACAAAAGATTGCTAGAAGTTATGGCGATACTTTTATAAATATACCTGAACTATCACCTGATGGTGTGCATCCAACAGCAAAAGGATATCGAATGTTAGGTAAGCTTACAAAATAATATTTGCCCCGAAAGGGGTTTTTTTTTAGGAGAACGCATTGACAGAATCACACAAAAGAACTGTGGCAAGAGCAGTTTGTTGGAGAGTAATAGCAACCGTGGTAACAGCTATATGGGCCGGATGGAGTGGGGCAATTATGGCTAATATTGTTTTAACAGTTTTACATTATGTTCATGAAAGAATATGGCTGAAAATAAATTGGGGAACGCTTGACAAAAAAGATAAATAAATATACAATAGAGACTATGATGAATACAGTACAGTTACATAAATCGTTTATATCACAACCCGAATCGGGGCTAACAGCCTATTGGGGTATGATTACACGTGATAGTAATCGTATTCTGGGGGATTATAGAACCTAAGTGTAGTATACTAAATTCTATTAAACCCCAGGACTCAAAACCCTGGGGTTTTTGTTTTTATAAAGGAAGCGATGACAAGTGAACAAGATATCGTGTCGTTTCAAAAAAAATTAGAAGAGCGCAATTTTGTTTTTAACGATAGGTTACTTGAGCAATTAGTTAAAGGTAAAATGGAAAGACTGCGTCAGCAAAATGAAGATGCAGAACGAATGCGCCGTCTAATTAAACGACGCTAACCAGTGTGATGCGGAACGAGGCCGCGGCAGCACTATAAATTGCCAAACGGGCGGAGCCCTGGATGGATCACCTTGTGTGGTGTGAAAAATAGGAATGATTGAGCAGATTAGAAGAAAGTATTGGGGCCTTGTAATCCCAGCCGCTTCGACCGTAGGCATGCTATCACCGTAGCAACTAGTCTGTTCAATCATACACTTTGAAATCAGAGTGTGTTAGCGAATGGTAGGCAGCATTGGTATGCGGCGCGGTTTTATAAGCCGTGGAGACTGGCCGGACGGGCTGGAACGACAGGGTTCGAATCCCTGGCCTACTACCAAATATAACAAGGAGGCTGTATGTGGGTTCTAGTAATCAGTCTGTTTAGTGTATCGCCTGGCTCTCTGACCAGTAGCGGTAGCATACAGGCAAAATTTAACAGTCGTGAAGAATGCATGGTAGCCAAAGAACAAGTATTGAAAACAGTTCAAGTTGACAATTACCGGGTCAATGCAGGTTGCGTTTTTTTAAAATAATCGAGGATGAACATGTTTTTATACAAAAACTTAAAGTTTGATTATGTGCCGGAAATAACTCAACAATTGTTACACATTGCTCAAGAGTTTAATCCAAATTTAAAAGTTACAAAAGTATTTGATTGTGAATTAATAAAAACTCGTGTTCCTAAGTTATACAGTCAATTTGTTGAGCTTGACTTATATCCAGAAATTTTTAGGGAATATGTTTCTCAACCATTTGCTGGTATACGAATACATCATGATGGTACACCAGAGTTTCCTAAATTTTTAGCACTAAATTGGCCAATTTGCAATTGTCAAGGCACAAAGATGATCTGGTGGAAATTAGAAGAAAATGCTCCAATTGATGTAGTGACCGTGGACGGAGGTTTTCAAAAGAATAACGCCCTACATTTTTACTCAGAAAAATATGCAACCAAGTTGGATGAACACGAAATTGTTTCGCCTACACTAGTAAATGTGAGAGAGTATCATTCAGTAGAAAATGGTCCAAATATCAGACGTATGGTAAGTTTTAGATTTAAACCGGAACCAACACATTTGTTAAATTAATTTAAGAAAGGGTGATCACCATGGGGCTTTGACAGTATTAATTTTTACAATAGCAGTTTTAATAATGGTTGACCGTAATGTAAAATAGATGTAAAATATATTTTTAAGGAGACATATGGATAGTGATAAGACGGACGGCGGTCCCAAACGCCTGGGTGCGTAACTCAGTTGGTTAGAGTATCTGACTTTTAATCAGAGAGTCGTGAGTTCGAGTCTCACCGCACCCACCATACACAAGTGCATTTATTGAGTGTATTTCTATATGGTACAAGGAGACGGTAATGCCAATGTATGAAACTACAGTAAGAACGCCGCAAGGTGATACTAAAGATCGAGTGTATGCAAAGGATCTTCAAGAGGCACGTATGTTATTTGAACAGCGTCACGGGCCTAGGAATGTTCCATATATTCCAAAAGTAATACCAAGTTAGTCGGGGATTCGTCAAGCGGTAAGACAGCGGATTTTGATTCCGCCATGCGGGGGTTCGAATCCCTCATCCCCTACCATTCAGTGGTGTCTGTGGTGTAGTGGCCTGCACATTGCTCTGTGAAAGCGATAGTACCGGATCGATACCGGTCAGACACCCCATGCCGTCTAAGCTAACCTAGTGGAAGCGTCTGCCTGAAGAGCAGAATGGCCTGGAGCGTAACCAGGAGTCGGCACCATTACCAACTTGGATTGAAAGTTTTAACAAAATCACATCCACGAATTTGATCGATAGTTGACATATATTGTTTAAATTCATTGTGAGATTGTAGGTCAAATTTATAGTTGTCTATCCAAGTTTCTAGAATGTTGGAATATTTGTTAGGATTATGAATAAGCCACTGTTGAAATTTTGATACATCTGTTGGATGAGCAGAGTTAATGGTCATTAGATTATCTTTGTGAGTGTTAGGAACAACTTCGGATATTCTAATTCTATTAGTAAAATCTTTCATATAATTCCAAAAACTCGGAAAGGTATAAATTGATGTATGTTGTAAAATGTAACTAAAAGCGATTTCTAAATTTTTTATATTGGCGCCAAATAGTTTATTAATATTATTTTCTATTTCGCTCCAATTGGAATCATAACGAACATATTCATGATGAGGACCTACTCCATCTAAGCTAATACTTATTCTAGCTAGATCAAATTTCCTTAAACAATCAATATGTTCGTCGGTAAGTTTTGTTAAATTGGTGTTTATTTCAACTTGACAATTTTTAGGAGTTACTTTCAACATATCAACTATTTGTGGGGTCAATAACGGTTCTCCGCCCGAAAAGTTTATGTATTTGGCTTTAGAAATTATGTGCAATACTTGCTCTAAAATTTTTGAATCTTCCCACCATTTGTTTAATTTAGGCATGGCAGGATGAATAATGCCTATTGAGTTGTATTTTTGCTTGTGTTGTTGATACTCGGCTTCAATTTTACTACTAGAAAAAGAACTACACATTATACATTTTAAGTTGCAGACATTTCCGAATGTTATATCAATATGTTCAGGAGTTTCACTTATAGTAAAATCAACTTGATTATTAACCATCCAGTTATTAACATTTACACGCACTCCTGAATTTTGAAAAGTTTTGTTAAAACAAAGCGAACAACTTGCCGGAGGTTTTTGTTCTATAAAATTATTTCGTAATGTTGTGAGTCCGTTAGACCACCATTCATTGTATTCGTTTATATTGTAAATTTTACCAACATGCAAATCTTGATTGTACATACAACAAGGTTTTAAAGATCCGTCGGTCCATATTTGCATACCTCTAAAAGGTAAAGCACAGTAATTACTTGTATTTGCCATATTTTATATTTAACGGTCCTTAGCTCAGCGGAAGAGTTCTGGTCTTCGAAACCAGCTGTCGGGAGTTCGAATCTCTCAGGACCGGCCAATTAGCATGCCCTGTTAACTCAGTTGGTAAGAGTACCATCTTGATAAGGTGGGAGTCCTTGGTTCAAATCCAAGACAGGGTACCATGGTAGAGTAGCATAGTGGCCAATGCAGCACCTTCATACGGTGTGTATCGTCAGTTCGAGTCTGACCTCTACTACCAGTTAACAAAATAGCAACAAAATAAAGGTAGACCTAAAATATGTATTTTGCTATTATAATGAAATAGTGCAGTACACGTTCATTAACAATAAGCATATTGCCCCGGTGGTGAAATGGTAGACACGCTTGCCTTAGGAGCAAGTGCGAGAGCGTGGGGGTTCGAGTCCCTCCCAGGGCACCATATTGAAGCACATTTCTGTCATTGCCGTGCCAACTTCACGGTGAGTACAAGAGTCGGAACTAGCTACCCGACAGGTTGTACAAAGTTACAAGTGGGTTAATGACAGCCCCTTGGGAGTGTGTTTCAATATGGTGTACCAAAAAGATGTATTGTGCTATACTCTTGAAATTAGATCAAGGAGTGCAGATGAAACAAGTATATCCGCATTTAAATGTTTTGTTAGATCGCGAACCATTTTTTGCCGATCTAGTCGAAGAAGCAGAAGCGGCAGAATTTGGTGCTGCAAGATTAAAAGTTCGCAACAAAATGATAGAAAGAGATCGTGCAATCGTAAAATGGTTTACAGATCACGGATATCGCTGCGGTAATGATTACTTTGATTCAGGCGATACTTATAGATTCGCAAACAACGGCCTAGCAGTTGCATTTGCACTAGTCTGGGCGAGTTAAGATTCCGGTTACTACTTTCCTGAAAGTAGCGTGGGGACACGATATGATCCCGGTGGCTAGGGCACCGACAGCGCAACTAGATGCAGACAACCTAGCAGCGTGGACACTTCGTCGGCCATATGCCAAACAGTGTTCGGACAGGGCAACAACTCCAGCTTGGGGGCGACCGTGGAAAAGCGTGGCCCGAGCAATTATATTGAAGCACACTAAGCCGAAGGGCGCACGACGGGTGGTAATGCTGTCCGATGCCGACAGTGAGGCGGTTCGAATCCCCTAGTGTGTTTCAATATGATTTTGCAGTATATCAGTAAGTGTTATAGATGAAAAACGGGTATCGTAAGCAGACGTGCTCACTATGCGGGCACTCCCGGCCGGGGATGGGTCCTAACATAACCGACAGCGGCTTTGGCACACTTAGCAGTGGACGCCTAAATTGGTCCTATAGCACTTACTAATATATTGCCTCTGTCGTTCAACGGATAGGATGCGAGTCTACGAAACTTGCGATGGTGGTTCGATTCCATCCAGAGGTGCCATGACCGGGAGATTGGAATGACTTGGATACTAGTTTTTTGGTTACAATTTCCTGAAAATTTCACAGTTTATGATAAATTTGCTACAGAACAAAAGTGTGTAGAATCTGCCCGAGTGTGGGATCAAAGATTAAGAATTGTCAAAAGTAAACTGGTAGTAGAATGTAGAGAAGCAAAATAAAAGCACCCATCGTCTAGTGGCCTAGGACACCACCCTTTCACGGTGGTTACACCGGTTCGAATCCGGTTGGGTGTGCCATTATAAATACGAGCATGAAAGAATTGCTTAAAAACTTACCACAAATTTTAGGTGCCATGCCTGAAATTGTTAAGTATCTAAAATATATACCAATATTAATGGTGTTAGCTGGTATTGGCTATGGCATTTTCTTTTATATGGAAAATCACAAAGATCCATATATTTGTGTAAACAATCAAGTATTTGAACAACTACGTGTAGACTCTGATGTGTATGTATTCAAAGGCGAAACGTGCGTTGATGCAAAACAAGTAAGAGAATAATTGGGGGATTGATGTAAAGGGAGCCTGGGGCCTTTGCAAGGCCTTCGTAACAGTTCGATTCTGTTATCCTCCACCAAAACTTATGTATAAATCAAGATATATTCAATACGTAAACTTGCCATCTATTCCGGAGGAGATAATACAGAATCTTCCGAATAAACTTGATGTTTATAAAAAAGAAACTATTGAAAATTACCATTGGACTGACTCGTTTAATGAAAAGCTAAATGCTTGGGCACAGGAAAATATTTGTAAAGATATATATTATGCATTTCAAATGATGACCGGTGACATACCTCGTCATAAAGACATAGACACAAAAACAAAATTTGTGTATATTATTGATACAGGTGGTTCTAATGTTGTAACTAGATTTTGGGACGACGACTTTAATTTGCTAGATCAATATCAAATTGAACCATTTCGCTGGCATATTTTAAAAGCAGATACATATCATTCGGTTGAAGGTATCGAAGCTGATAGATACAGATGGAGCGTAACAGCAAGAATTTTTTAAGGGGATGCGGCTAAGTTAGAGAGTGGCGGCGGACTGTAAATCCGTTCCTTTGGGTGAGTAGGTGCGAATCCTTCCATCCCCACCAGTTCAGGAATATTATGGTTATATATCGTGTACCTCATGCATATCTAAATGATTATCAAATGATTGGTCAGCGAGTGCAGGTTCTTATGGACATGAAACGTAAGGACATTGACCAGCAGGAAATGAGAGAACTTGCCCATTTGATGGCCATACAAGAAGCCACAAGGTTACAGCGAAATTATGATTATGATAAACAAACAGAATTCTTAAGACTATATGCCTTTGGCGAAAGTATTAAAGAACAAAGATTAGTTCAACGTGCCAGTGCAGTAGGACTAAACATTGATAGATATATATAGGACGGTTATTTCAGCGGTAGAAGAGTTCCCTTACAAGGAACGGGTCGGGAGTTCGAATCTCTCACCGTCCACCAATTTTATTCCGCAGAACCCGAGCATGGTGCATGGGCTTGCCTGTTAAGCAATGGTTAGCTGAGTTCGATTCTCAGATGCGGAGCCATTTTCTAACCTCTAACCATAAATAAAGTATAAGTAATTTTAAGGTTAGAGGTTATATGTCAAAATCAAGCGAAGCAGTTAAAAGGTGGAGAAATAATACAAAAAATAAAATGGTAACGGCCATGGGTGGTAAATGTCAGTGCTGTGGTTATAACAAATGCGATAAAGCACTTGCTTTTCATCATTTAGATCCAACTAAAAAAGATATAGCTTTTGCTGACACTAGAGCTAATCCCAAGACTTGGGCTAAGATTACAAACGAATTAAAAAAGTGTATATTGGTTTGTCATAACTGCCATAGTGAAATACATGCTGGTATTAGAGAATTACCCGAAATATTTGAAAAATTTGACGAAACATATTTAGATGTTAAAATGGTATTAGAATATAATGAATGTCCAGTCTGCCAAAATCAAAAATCCGTTAAGTCTAGATTTTGTAGTGCTAAGTGTGCTCAAACAAATAGAAGAAAGGTTGATTGGGATAACATTGACCTTATAGATTTAATGAAAAAATATTCAATTGGCGAACTAGAAGAGATGTTAAAAATCTCAAATGCAGCAATTTATAAACGAAGAGATTTAATTTTAAAAAGGTCGGTTAGTTAAACGGTAATAATAATGGCCTGTCACGCCGTAGTCACGGGTTCGATTCCCGTACCGACCGCCAGTTTTTCAACCCTAGCGGGATTAGTTTAATGGTAAAACGAAAGCCTTCCAAGCTCTAGTCATCGGTTCGATTCCGATATCCCGCTCCATTTCTATCAATTATGTTTAATATGTTTGAATTCTTGTCAAGAAAATTTGCTGCACTGAGTTCTAATCAGCGTGTTAAATCCAATCTCGTGTTTGAAAACACAGTGGATGCCGTTGACAAGTTTGAAAAATATGCCTATCTTGATTGGCGATTTGATCAGGACAATGATTATACAGCATCAGGTTTAAAGGTTGCTTCATTTGCTCATACCAAATCTGTTGTTGACAAAATCAGAAAAGACGGATTTAATGGTATAGTTTTAAATATGAATGTACCGATAGATCCAATTACTGGTCAAGTCAAATTGTTTGATGATAGACCCGGTGCATTTAACCCGGATAAAAATATTCCGCGAGATACTTGGGCAGTTGTTCAATATGCTAAAAAACTTAAACTTGACGTCACATTAAATTTTAATATTGTAGATTATAAAAATGATAATCTGCTCATGATCGAAAACGTAGGACCAAATTTTGACACACAAAAGTTTTTTGATTCAGTAACCAATTATCAATCCAACATAGCCAGTATCGCTAATCGGTATAAAGTTGACATGATTGGCATTGGTAATTATCAACACGGTTTTGACACCGACTCATACAAGGACAATTGGAAACTGTTGGTTGATAGTATCAAAAGTAAATTTAAAGGAAAATTAACTTACTCTACAAATGCCGAAAGCGATACCCCAATATTCAATTTGGTTGATGTTATTAGTATTGGACAAGGTGCGCAAAATCCCGACAAAGCATTGGTTTTACAGCATGCACAGCGTTTAGAAACCAAATATAACAAAGATGTAATTTGGAGCCCTATTGCTGTCACTGCAACTGAAAACGGTGTTGATCCATGGAGTATGCTTGGTAATAATCAAGATTTAAATAAAATAACCATAAGGAAAGATTTACAAGCAAACACACTTAGGGATATAATCAAGGCATCAATTTATGATGGTAATGATGGATTGTCGGGTATAGCTTTCTATGAATATGCCCCATGGAAACAGGCATCATGGATACAAAATCCACAAGACACAGTGGGCAAACAGTGGAATCTTTTCAGCAAGATGCATAGTGAATTTTATAACAATGAAACCGCATCTGACATTTTTACCAATTGGTTCAATTACTCAACTAAACCTATTGTGGGAAACTTTTTTAGTAATCAACTTGAAACCTTCGCCGGCAACAAATTGATAGATGGTCGAGGGGGTATAGATACACTAACAATTCATAACTATATTGACAATTGTAAAATAGTCAAAGACAACACAAATGGTGGATTTGATGTTTACAACGGAATCAATGGCATTGACGGCATTTATGACATGTATAACGTAGAATATGTCAAATTCAATGATGCAACTGTTAGCCTAATAGGACAATATGATCTTGCACAATATGGATGGTTTTAGTTGTTACTATAGCAACAGTTAATAGGTTGTTAACTTGTGTTACAAAATCAGCAACTTTTATTTTAGTAGACCATAATGGCTCATTTTGCTATACTATGGGTATTGTAAAGCAAAGGAGCTGTTATGAAACTAGTAATTACTACCCAAGTTTATGAAAACTACGGCGCCCATGATTGGGACGGTCGGGGTGAGTGCCCTGAGTATTGGAAGGCCAAGGGCGGCAACGACTATGTGGTCCGGAATTTCCGGGGTAAAGATGTGACCCTAGCTGTTATGGCTTTGCGTGGTCAGATTGAAGAAGACAGCCCATACTTCCGCGAGCACATCGTTGATTTCAATATTGTGGCCGACGATTATCTAACCCAGTTCGAGCGTGACCAATTGGAGTTTGATGGCCAGATTGAATTTCCTGCACGAGAACTTGTTTGGGCCTAAGGAGATGACGATGTCTAGAAAAGACTTTGAGATTATTGCAAAGCATATCAGTGAAATCGCTGACCGTAACACTAGAGTAGAAGCAGCGACGGCAGTAGCCGCTGCATGCATGAAAATTAATTCTAGATTCAACATTACCCGGTTTTACGAAGCATGTAATGTTCTGTTGTAAGTCAGAGCACAGGCTGACTCTATAGTGCCCTGTGACACTAGCGAAAGTGAGTGGTGGCAGAAGGCAAGCCACCGGCGTGAATGAGCCGTAGCGTGACCGTGGCATCCCGGCAAGAAAATCGCAGGATGGGGACGGCGGACCTTAAACTTGACTGACGACGGTCCTTGTTAGTTATTATTGTTGAAATAAAATGAATAAACTTATTCGTGATGGTAAGGTCGCAGTTCTTGTATCACCTGACTATGGTGCTGGTTGGTATTCGTGGCACAGGATAGAGGAACTGCTCTATGACCCTAGCATTGTATTATGGCTTGAGGCAAAAGAACCGGACAAGATAGAACACTATCTCGCATTAAAATATCCCAACGAATATTTTGGTGGATTAGATGATTTAACTGTCGAATGGATAGATCAAGGCACCGAATTTAGAATTGACGAATTTGATGGTGCGGAATCAATTGAATTAAAAGCCAACACTAAATGGCTTGTAGCATAGAAAGAAAATTTTATGAGAATCTATAACAAAGGCGAACATGTAACTTTTGAGCACCGTGCTCACGGATTTTTAATTGGCGAAGTGCTCCGTAAAAGACTAAAATATGTCAAGGTTGGTGTGTTGGGTCTTGGCTGGTATACTTGGGTTCATGCTGATAGACTAACGCCTGTAAAATATAGTTAAGGAGAACAAGATGCCGGCAACTTTTTTGATAAGTGACACGCATTTTGGTCACGCCGGCGTCTGCAAATTTCTACGCAATGACGGTGTGACCAAACTGCGTCCTTGGGACGATCCTGAGGAAATGGACGAGTACATGGTCAAGGCCTGGAACGAGCGTGTTAGACCCAAGGACAAAGTGTATCACCTTGGCGATGTTGTAATCAATCGCAAGCATTTGACCACACTCGGTCGTCTTAACGGTGACAAGGTGCTTATTCGTGGTAATCACGACATCTTTAAGCTAGAGGATTACACACCTTACTTTAGAGATATACGTGGCTATCATGTCATGAATGGTATGATACTGAGTCATATACCGGTACATGAGGAAAGCCTAGGACGCTTTGGTACTAACATACACGGACACTTACATGCTAACAGAGTCATGAAACGTGCCAGTAGTACTGCCGAGTTCATGGATTGGGGTGTTCGGGAACGAATTGATGCACGTTACCATTGCGTGTGCGTAGAACAAACCGACTTTGCTCCAATACTGTTTGAAGATGTGATCAAGCGTATTGAAGCAGAAGGCGGTACAATAGGCTTTCGGAACGGTAATGGTCCTGTGATGTAGTTGTTGACAGGACCATTACTTTACTGTATATTATTGATGTTGGAGAGTTGGGTGAGCTGGCTGAAACCACCTTCCTGCTAAGAAGACATACGGGCTAAAACCTGTATCGAGGGTTCGAATCCCTCACTCTCCGCCAAGTTTTAAAACGCTGGAGTCGCATAGCGGCAATTGCACTGCACTTGTAATGCAGCGGGAAACCTCCGTGAGTTCGAGTCTCACCTCCAGCACCAAAGGATTTTATTATGCCACATCCAGCAGATGTAACACAACAAGTGATAAACAGATTAATGAACTTGCAAGAGTTCACTGTCACTGTGCCTGTTGAAGATGGGTGGTTGCCACGTGGAGTTGTGCCATTTGATATCAAAATAAAAAATGGTTTTGCCACAGTGACCATCCCGGCCTTGACAGAAGCCGAAGCCCGTAGTAAAATAGTTGCATATTTTAATAGCAGTGAAGATGAAGATGATGATTAGTAATACTCTCTATGGCGTAATCTGGCAGCGTACCTGCTTTGGGAGCAGGCGGTGGAAGTTCAAATCTTTCTAGGGAGACCAAATTAAATTGCGGGTGTGGCGAAATAGGTATATGCAATGGATTTAAAATCCATCGACGAAAGTCATGCCGGTTCGAGTCCGGCCACCCGCACCAGTTTCGTGGGCCGGAAGCACTATTGGAGGGATGCCCTGAACTCATAATTCAGTCCGAAAGGCCATGTCGGTTCGAGTCCGACCCGGCCCACCAAGTTTTACCACCGTGGTCTAATTGAATAAGGCAACGCTCTTCTAAAGCGTACGATGTGAGTTTGAATCTCGCCGGTGGTACCAGTAATGCTCGGGTGGCGGAAAGGCTACGCGGCAGACTGCAAATCTGCGTCAATGTGAGTTCAACTCTCACCCCGAGCTCCAAAAAATTTGAACTAACGCTAAATATATATAAAGCGAAGGTTCAAAATGAAATGTGAAAATTGTAATAATGACCATAATGGAACTTATGGATCTGGAAGATTTTGTAGCACAAAATGTGCAAGAGGATTTTCTACTAAGCACAAACGAGAAAACATTAACAAAAAAGTTTCTGCTAAATTAGCAGGTAGAAAATTAACCGAAGAACATAAGAAAAAAATTGAAGAGTCTAATAACTTTAATCGTAAAAACAAAATTATAAAAAATTGTCTTGGTTGTGGAGTTGTAATGAAATGTCGTCCGAGCGATAATCGCAAATTTTGTAAGTTAAGTTGTTGGATATCTTACACCGAAAAAAATAAAGAGCCTTATCTGTTATATAGACAAAGAGCAAATTTTGATTTTGATATTAAAGAATACCCAAATAAATTCAATTTGATATTGGTTGAACAGCATGGCTGGTATAGTCCATCAAATAAAGGAAATAATTTAAATGGAGTATCTAAAGATCATTTGCTAAGTGTTAAGGAAGGATTTAATCTTGGAATAGATCCTGAAATTATAAAACATCCGGCAAACTGCGAATTAGTGTTACATAAACAAAATCAAAAAAAGAGAGAAAAAAGTTCGATTTCAATTCAAGAGTTAATGGATAGAATCAAGAACTGGTAGGCAAATCCAGCCCGTTGCTCCATAAATATTTGCATGTTAGTGGACAGTCACGCTTTCCAATATCATGCCCAGATACCGTGGCCCTTATCTAATTCAGCACAACTGGATTGGGTTGAAGGATTACTGTCTATTGAAGATTGGTTACGACAATGCATAGGTCCAAGATATGCCCGTTGGGCTTATGATGACTGCAGAGCATTATATAACATAGGTGTAGCATTTAAATGGGATCAAGATAGAACATTATTTGTACTAACCTGGACAGACTAAACTTGTTCGGGGATAAAACCACGAGTTTCCCATTCTTGATATTTGTTTTTGTTCCAATATTCTCGAAATTTTTTCTTATTATTTTTAAATTTTTTTAGTATAAATTGATCAGTAATTGCTAGACAACTAAGAACATCTTGGCCGCCCATTTCGCCCTTCATGAACAAGGTATCGCAATCCCAATAATATTTTTCTAATGTAGATAAGGGCAGTTCTTCTACGGTGAGGGCAAGGCTAAGTACAATAGCAGTTAACATAGTTTTATTTATAGGAAGCGCAAACCAATTGGCGATGGTACCTGTCTTGAAAACAGTTGAGCGTTAATAGCGCCTTGAGGGTTCGACTCCGTCCGCTTCCGCCAATTAGTAGTAGGAGATTGTATGTCAAATGAAAACGATAAAATTAAAAACAGCGGTCGCAGATATGCAGATGAAGTAGCAATCGAAAAGCAGGTGCAACTAGCTAAAAATTATGGATATCATAAACTTAGCAGCGGAATGAACAAGTGGCGATATTTAACACAGCCTCATAGAAATCATAAAAAACACATCTTCAACTGCGGGGATCCTAGATGTTACATGTGCGGTAATCCAAGGAAATGGTTCAAGGAACCTACGGTACAGGAGAAGAAATTTTTTCAAAATCGATTACACCAAGATGACAGTGAGCGATAGAAGTTATTACTGCTCAATGAAGTTTCGGTATCTCAAAATTGATGCCGAATCAAATACAACATACAATTGTCATGCCGCGGCTCCTAATCCTATCGACTTTGAATGGGTTAGTACTAACACCGGACAACTGTTTAACACTGAAATCAATGTACGTGAACGAAACATGATGTTACGCAATGAGAGAAATGCCAGTTGCGAACAAAATTGTTGGACAGCAGAAGACAACAATGCAATAAGTCCAAGAATGTATCAAAACGGTATAGAAAAAACACACTTTGATGTTTACACTCTGCCCACCATGATTGAATTTACATCCACAAGCGATTGTAATTTGACCTGTTCTTATTGCACAAAAGAATATAGTAGTTCATGGCGTCGCGACATTTTAAAAAATGGACAGTATCAGATTCCGCATTTTACAAACAGCAGATACCAATTATCCCCTAGGGATGTTTTATTAACAAAAATAAGTCAACCTGTTCTAAAAAAAAGTAAACGATATCAATTATTGGTTGATGAAACAGTTAAGATAACCAACAGCGACACACACTTGATTATCACTGGTGGCGAACCGTTATTAGATACCAACCTAGAAAAAAACATTGATCTTTTCAGTCATGTCAAAACCATAGAAATATTTACAGGACTGGGAGTATCACAATCAAGATTTTTAAAGGTTTTGGACAGCATACAGCACCACACAAACATAACATTTACTGTTAGTGCAGAATCAATAAAAGAAAATTACGAATTTAATAGATATGGTGCCGCGTGGCAAGATTTTGCAAACAAAGTCAAAATCATGCAACAGCGTAAAATCAACTTCAAATTCAACTGCACTTTGACCAATTTGACTTTGTTGTCATTTTTTGATTTTGTTGACTATTTTAATGATATTCCTTTCGTATATCAATTTGTGTATCACCCGGGCTTCTTGGCACCTTATGTGCTTGATCCTGCTAGCAAAGATTGTATAAGACACAGGCTTGAACAGGTTAATACTAGTCGGATTACAGACGTAGACCGTGAAAGAATTTTACAATCAATCGTAACAATTCCAGATCCCAAATTAGTAGAATCTTTGCGAAGTTTCTTGGTAGAGTTTGTAGCAAGGCGTAGCGACCTAAATGCAAACATATTTGCCGACTCATTGTTAGAATGGCTTGCTATTAAATAAATTCCAGATTGACCAAAAATCTCGATTTTGCTATAATTGCTGTATAGTAAACAACTAGGAGTATGTTATGAAAAAAACAATTGCTATTTTAACAATTGCTTTTTTTGCAACTAATGTTGCGGCAGAAAATTGGCGGGATCCTGATGCCAAGTTTGATGCTAGAAAAAAAATGTCGGAAACTATTAAACTAACATGGCGCACAGTAAACGATGTGCAAAAGGCTTGCGAAGCAGAAAGTCGTGCTAGAGGCAATAACGGTTTCGGCTACAGCATTGAGGCCTGTAGTTTTTGGAACTAGGAAGGCACCGAGTGTACAATCATCACCAGAAACAAGGCCACCATACACGATTTAGGTCATGAACTTCGGCATTGTTTTCAAGGCAACTACCATTGACACAAAAGAGAACTTCAAGTAAACTGTTAAGTACATTAACTAACTAGGAGTTTTTTTATGAACATTCGACTTAAAGCAGCAATTTATACTATTGGTGTGTTAGCAGCTATTTTTTCAGGTGCATTTGCTATAGTAGCAATTGCTCACTTTTTTAGCGCCGATGCTCCATTAATTTTTGGTTGTTTAATTGGTCTTTTTTTGGTTTATACAATGTATGAATTGATGTTGAGTAAACTTAAGATGGACGAAAGCATTAAAGAAAGCATGGATGCTATCGAGGAACGATTGAAGAAATATTAAAGCAATGATTCCGGTGTAGTATAATGGCAGTGCGGCGGTCTCCAAAACCGTTAGTGGGAGTTCGATTCTCTCCACCGGAGCCAACAATTTTTAAGGAATTCAAAAATGAGATATCTTAGAGTAGGCGTTCCAATTTTTGTAGTTTTGGCAGTAGCATTCAATGCAGTGGTCGCATACGGTGCCGACAACATGCCGGCAGTGCATGCTAACATCACCGCTTTTTGCGGATGGTTAGCCATTGCAGTAGATGAAGTATTTTTCTACATGAAAGAATACACAAACAAGGATACGGCATAATGTTTCCGATACCATTGCGTGAAATTCCATATTACATTAAATGGCGTTTTAAACAGTTGCTAAAACGTTTTAGATAAAATAATGGCGGAGGGGAGAAACGGTTTACTCGTTAGTCTCATAAGCTAAAGACATCAGGTTCGATTCCTGTTCTCCGCAACCAAATTTGAAACGGGCTTCGGCCCGTTTTTTGTTGACATAGTCGTTAAGTGAAGCTAAAATATACAAGTGAGGTCTATATGCGTAAACCTGAAAAAATTTATCGAGTTAAAAATTTGCGAACAGGTGAAGTTTTCACCACTAGTAACATCTACGAAAAAGATATCGACGGCGAACCATTTATCGGCGTGTGGCGTGAGTCGGATCCGCATCGTAGAGTGAACTGGATTAGAAAAAATAGCATGGTCAAGATCAAATGAGCAGTCAATACGATCCACTCAATCCAGCAACATACGGTAATGCTATTATTGGTGGCTCGGGTGGCACCTATTCGGTATTTGGCACGAATGCAGATTATACCTGGACAGGACCAAGTTTGACTCAAAAAGCAGCGAAAATCCATGTGCAGGGAGATGCTGTATTTGAAGGTAATATTACCTGGCAAGACAGGGATATGCGTGAATGGTTCGAAAGTATTGAAGCTAGATTGAGTATATTGAAACCAAATCCAGATTTGGAAAAGGAATGGTTAGAATTGGCCGAACTTAGACAACGATATGTTGAACTAGAACGCCAGTTACTGGAAAAACAAAAGGTATTTAATATTCTTAAAAAAAGTTAAAGTGGCATTTCTATTTCATAAGTGGCTGCTATGCGTTTGATTAAGTCGATTCTGGCTGCACCTAAGCTTTTATCATGTAATATGGTTTTTAAAATATCAAGTGCAACCAGTAATGCTATCGCTTGTATCTGTTTATCGTTATCTGCTGGTTGATATTTGGTTACAGAAGCAAATTTTTCTAGTAATGATGCAATATGTGTTTTCATTTAAAAGGTCCGCTTAGGTGTTAAATATTCTCTAAATTCACAACTACCTGTGACTTGTGTACCTTTTAAGTATAATGCCTGGGTTGCTTTGGACAGTTCGGTTCTACATTCACTTTCGGAAATGTAAAAGTTTTGAACTGTACCTCTATGGTTATATGGTGGTTCTGAGCTAAGTACAATAATTAATAATAACCACATACGGATCCTTTTGGATATTTATAGACACTTAATGATTTTTATGCTATACTACGTGTATGAATAAAATTACTATTCCTAACACAAAAGCATATGATGCAATCGTTTGGGCCAGTCAAGAATTTGGTACAGGTGGTTACATTATACAGCACAATTTTCCGGGCAATATGTATGAATTTACATTTGAACGGAAGGATCAAGCAACACTTTTTGCACTGAAATGGACGTAATATGAAAATCGCAGTTTGCTCAGACCTCCACTTAGAGTTTGGAGACCTAGAACTAGAGAACACCGAAGGTGCTGATGTTCTAGTTCTGGGCGGCGATATTTTCATTGCAGCTGAGTTGCGCGACTTTATGTATGATGATTCGGGTGTGGTGGCCGTGACTGCCACTGCTCGTGCCCGTGCAGAACGATATGTCAATTTTGTTAGTCGTTGCGCAGAAAGATTTCCGCATGTAGTTCTTATCATGGGCAATCATGAACACTATCATGGTGACTTTGCTACTAGTGCTAAAACAATTCGCCAAGCATTTGAACCTTTATCTAATGTGTATTTTTTGGACAAAGAATGGCGAATCATTGATGGTATATTGTTCTACGGTGGTACATTGTGGACCAATATGAACGGCGAAGATCCTATGACAATGCATCGTATTCGTATGATGATGAATGACTTTAATTGCATCAAAAATACCAGCGAAGAAGGCAAGAAGGTACTCATGCCCGAAGATGCAGTAGAGGATCATTATGAGTTTAAGCGTGGATTGGATGCAGTTTTAGAACAACATCCTGATTTGCCTGTTGTAGTAGTTGGCCATCATGCTCCAAGCAAGGCCAGTACTCATCCTAGATACAAAAACGAGATTGTCATGAATGGTGCTTATAGTTCCAATTTAGATGATTTTATTTTGGATCGTAGACAAATTAGATTGTGGACGCATGGACACACACACGAGGATTTTGACTACATGATTGGCACTACTCGTGTTGTTTGCAATCCGCGTGGTTACGATGGGTACGAAGCTCGTGCCGAACAGTTTCAACTTAAATATGTGGAGGTTTAAATGAACGAACGAATTACCGAACTAATGATAGAGGCTGGAAAAACTATTCCAGGCAACAAACACATTGATGCTGACTTTGCTAATAAATTAGCAGGACTGGTAGTCTTGGAGTGTATGGATGTGTTTGGACGAGACTTGCCTGAACCAGGTGATGGTAGAATGACTGAAGTGATTGACCGCATCTGTCGTGTAGCCGAACATTTCGGAGTTGAATCGTGAACGAAAAAGTTGAAGCCATGTGGGCAGATCCTAGATTCCAACTACTAGCAGATTTAGATAGGCTATTGGACAGTAGTAAGATATGGGGTGGTATGGAGTGGGTATATCATCCTATCCATCCCGCCAAGTATAGACCAATGGCTGAACGAGTACGAGCAGAGTTGGGTAAACTTTATACAGAATATGGAGTTGAATCGTGAACGAACGAATTGCTGAACTGTATGACCAGGCTATTGTCATCGAAGATGGTGGAGACTATGTTTGTGGTGAATTGGATCCTGTAAAATTCGCTGAGTTGATTGTTCGGGAATGTATGCGTATGTGCGAGGTTACGGAGATGAGTTTTGTGACTCATGAGTGTGATGTTGAGGCATCGGGTGCAATTACTGTGAAACAATTTATTGCTGAACATTTCGGAGTTGAAGAATGAATAGAACTGAAATCAAAATACTAATCGTTGGCACCATTATGCTTGGAGTTGGAATGATGTGGTTGGGCAATATATTAGGAAGACTTGGACTATGAACGAACAAGAACTAATCGGCTATACTGAGCGTGAAGAAGGATTCTACTCATTGTATGAATCTCCAAAAGGCAGTATAGTCACACAGGCATTTATACTTTGTAGATATTGTCAAGGTGCTATTAGTCCTACCATGGGACCACGATCGGATGCTGTATGTTTAACTTGTTATGAGAAAGATCCAGATGAACGAACGAATTGAAAAACTTGCCGTTGAGGCTAGACAGTATGCTTTCGGGGAAGTAGAAAACAGTCAAGACCCTACTGAATGGTCTACAAAGTATTATAATGAAATGTTTGAACAAAAGTTCGCCGAGTTGATTGTGTTTGAATGTGTTAAGGCTGTAATGGATGGTACCAAAGAAGGTGACCATTATGCCCAGCGTATAGAAAATCACTTTGATAACGGTGATGGTGGTATATTACATTTCGGAGTTGAAGAATGACACCTAACACAGAATTCGTTTTGGTCAGAGGACCACGCACAGATGAGGATGGTAACCCGTGTGATATTTTTGTTCGTGTAGTAAGAAACAATGGTAAGTTTGATTTTACAGATTATTCGTTTCTGCGTCTTTCCTCTACTGCTGATTCGGATATGGAAGAATGGGTACCGAGTAAAGAGTTGCAACTATATCAGAAAGCATTCAAACTATGACAGAAGATTATGATGTGGTGATTAATACACTTCAGAAGCAATATGATATACTCTGGAAGATGACTGAACGCAATATGAATTCAGAGTATATTGGTATGGGTATTATGGATGATATTCGACTTGATCAAATGGATCAATTGAAGCAGGCGATTGAAATGTGGAAGGACAGAAAATGAACGAACGAATTCAAGAACTAATGCTAGAGGCTGGACGAACTATTCCAGGGGACAAGCATATTGATGCTGACTTTTGTAAAAAGTTTGCCGAGTTGATTGTGAGAGAATGTGCTGATGTTGTTCATAAACGAGTTGGACCAAAGTCGGCACTTGATGTATTAGACCATTTTGGAGTAACAGAATGAAATGGATTCTTATTATAGCATTCCAGTCCGCAGGATCATATCCTTTTGGTTTTACAATGCAAGAATTTGGTACCAAATCGGCGTGTGAAAATGCTCAGAATTGGGTGCTGCTGAATAAGCCGCATCCTGGTAATATTCTTCGGACCACTTGTATTGAGAAGGGATAATTTAAAATGAGTGAACATGAAATGGAATTGTGGTGGGTAGGTCTATTTACAATCGGTAAAGGTCTAACCTATTTGCTGGCTATGGCATCAATGATAAAATATCTGTGGGGTTGAAGAATGAACGAAAGAATTCGAGAATGTTGGATCAAGGCTGCTAGAGAAGATTCTGACCCAGATAATTGGGATACGCAAGAACAATTTATTGAACGATTTGCCGGATTGATTGTGTTGGAATGCATGGATGTGTTTGGAAGAGACCTGCCCGAACCTGGCGATGGTAGAATGACCGAAGTAGTTGATAGGATCTGTCGTGTAGCAGAACATTTTGGAGTTGAATCGTGAAAGAACGACTTGCAGAACTAATGCGTAATCACGGGTTACACAAACACATCACCGAAGACTGTCAGAATCGTATGGAAATGTTGGCTGAGTTGATTGTTCAGGAGTGCGTTGGTGTTGTAGAAGGTGGGCATTTTCTACACGAGGATGCCCATGATGCCAGATTTGCTCGAGAGTGTAGTAGTGCTATAAAACGACATTTTGGAGTTGCAGAATGAGTGAATTTCCTGAATTTGATGCACAATATCAGACAGTCTTGATAAAAGACATGGAGGATCAGTTTGAGCAATTGGCCGCTCAAGCCAACTTCAATGTGTATCATTCAGATATCTGGCGTGGTACTGGCCGTAGATTTGCTGAGTCGATAGTGCAAGAATGTTGTAGATTGATCAAGGAAAATGAGCATAATCTTGTGCCAGGGTATATGCAAAGGATGACTGCAGATGCCGAAGTTTCACTAATTAAAAAACATTTTGACATTAAATAACTTTTTAGGATATAATATGAGACAGAAACTATTAGATGCAGCTAGAGCACACTTTGAAAGCCATATACAAAAGCATCGTATGAATGTGGAAGTGATGTTAAACAATCCTATTGCAATTCATGATCATACTGATTGGATGAGTGCAATGGAGGCGGAAATTGCTCACATTGCTGAATACGAAGATAAATTGGAAGTTCTGAACAAACATTTTAGTTGATATGCGTAACCATTACTGGACAATTGGACCGTTTGCTGACTGGCTTAGAGGCACTGCTAGCCCGGGTGCCCTTACCAGCCGCGGTTGGCGAGAATGGCATGAAGCTGCTGCCAAAGCTCACCCCGTCCGTTACTGGCTAGCCGAAGAAGGCCTTGATTACCTACAACGATTTTTTTGCTACATTCCCAACAAACTGTATGATCTCAAATATTATATCAACAATCGTTGGGTCACTGGCACCCATGCTCTTACTGCTAGCCCAAGCGACATTCCTCGCGGCGAGTGGCGTGATCTTGGCAGCAGGTTTCTTCCATGTCTGTTTAATGAACTTAGAGATTTTGTTGAAGTGGAGCTAGCCTGGTGGCATATTGCCTGGGAAGGCAAAGAAGTCCGAGCGAAATACAACCCTCCTTTTTGGGCTACTGGTTGGTTCCGTTGGCGCACATGGCGTTGTCCACAGGCTGGACTTGACAACCTAGCTTGGCAAATGGGCCTTACTAATGATTGGTTAGCAGATGATCATCCCGACAGGCACAAGTCTAGCCCGCAAGCTGAAACTGCAAAAGAAATATTAGCTCTATATCAGTGGTGGACAGAAATATATCCTAACCGTCCTGATCCACATGATGCTGGTGGGTGGTCCGACTATTGCGAAAAGTTCCGTAATGAGGGTCGAGATTTCTTAGACTTTGAGGATCGCACTGACGAAGAAAGAGAGGCAAGCTCACGTGCCTTAGACACTACACAAGCAATAGAAGATAAGTATAATCAAGAGGACGAAGAAATGATGATTCGTCTTATCAAAATTCGGCAAGCACTTTGGACATAACATGAACTTTCTTGATATTTTAGGTTGGGCCGTTTTCTTTTACTTAATGTGGCAACTTTTAAGTTCTTGGGTATTTGTGCAACAACTCAAACATAAAATAAACGACGCCGTAGAAGAAGCAGAATTGCTAAAGGAAGCAGAGAAGCAGGTACTTGCACTACGATTCGAACACGTTGAAGAAAATGGTCACAATGTGGTTCTTGCTTATGGCAAAAACAACAAGTTCCTAGGCCAAGGTTTAAACGAAGACGATGCAGCAAAAAATATCCAACTTTACTATCCAAGGCATCAAATACTAATCGTTAACGAAAAAGCAACAATTACTAAGATTTTGGATCCAGTTGACGCTAAATCCGTTTAGTGCTATAATACAACTCTGTACTAAATTATAGGTGACACTATGAGTATGCACATGGAAGGTCCTTGGCTGTCTCTAACGGGTAAACGCAAGGGCAAGAAAAAATTTGCGAGTGCTGAACAAAAACGTCAAGCAGAGTGGCTAGAGTCAGAGTGGCAAAAACTTAAAGACAAATATGCGCCGTCGTCTAAAATAAAATTTGAGCGTAAAAGTTTCGTAGCACCCAAACCTTTGCGTCGTGATTCAGATAAGCCACGTATTCCTAGTTTAGACACAGGCGTACAAGGTGCGGTTACTGTTCGTAAACCAATGCAATATACCGGCGACAACATTGTAGGCATTGGCACTATGCACAAGAGCAATGCAGTTCCTATCTTTACGGACCAAGAAGCCAAAGATATCAGTTCAATGCGTAGATAAATAGGTACTTTAAAAGAGGATATGTGGGCAAAGAAGATTTAATTAGAATGACTGGCGTAGTAGATGAATTACTACCGAGTGCAATGTTTCGTGTTACATTAGATAACAATCATCAAATTATAGCTACCATTGCTGGTAAGCTACGTCAAAATAATATACGCATATTAGCTGGCGACAGTGTAGAAATAGAAATGAGTCCATATGATCTACATAGAGGTCGCATAGTTTATCGCACTAAATAGATACATGCGTAACATAATTGACCTGCTAGAAGAAGATAAAAAACTAGAATTAAAAAAATTGCCTTACAGCGAAGGTGGGCTGGCTCCAGTAATGAGCAAAACTACTATCGAAAATCATTATGGTAAACTAGCTCGTGGATACGTAGATAGGTATAACAAGGGCGAGGGCGATGCTGCATTCAATGAAGCTGGCGCATACTTGCACAATATATTTTTTCCTCAATTGAGAGCACCTAAAAACGGTAACAGTCCCACTGGTGCAAGTCTAGCGTTAATAAATCGACACTTTGGCACTTTTACAGATTTTAAAAAGGACTTTGAAGAAGAAGCCATGAAACTTCAAGGCTCAAATTGGATTTATTTGAGTCGCCAGGGTAAAATAAAAACAATCAAAAATCACGCAAAGCGCAATGATATAGCTTTGTTAGTAGACTGGTGGGAACACGCCTGGGTCAATGACTATGGCGCAGATAAGAAACGATATCTTAAAAACATTTGGCGTATTATTAACTGGGATTATGTTAACAGGAGAATTTATGCAGGAGATCGAGCATGATTGATTTAAATGAATCAGCAGTAGTTAAACTAAAAGAATTAATAGCAGAAGAGGGAAACCCAGATCTAAAACTGCGTGTATTTGTGCAAGGCGGAGGATGTTCGGGATTTCAATATGGATTTACGTTTGACGAAATGCAAAATGAAGATGATTTTGATCTAGAATATGATGGTGTAAAACTTCTAGTTGACTCAATGAGTGCTCAGTATCTACAAGGAGCTAAAATAAAATACACAGAAGATGCCATGGGCGCAAGCTTTAGTATTGATAATCCACAAGCACAAACCACATGTGGCTGCGGCAGCAGTTTCAGTCCTTACTAACCAAAACTATATAAATCCCAAATGCCATAAATACCTAGTATATAGGATGATTTATGGCACAACAACTTGTCACGGTAGGCAATGTAGCCGGTGATGGTACCGGTGATCAGTTACGAGACGCATTTACAAAGATAAACGAAAATTTCACCGAACTGTATAGTGGTAATGTACAGATAACGGCTGCAAATATACAAGTTTACTCAGTGGCAGGTCGAACTGGTAATGTGACTTTGACAGTCAATGATGTCACTCAGGCCGCAGCCAAATCCTACGTAAATACTGCAATAGCCTCGAATATAACCCAAGTTAACAGCAACATCGCTTCGCTACGGGCAAATATTACTGCCGCCAATTCTGTAATAAGCGGTCATGACGCAAGAATAACAACACTGGAAGCAAATGCTGCTTCCCAAGCTACATCTATAACCACACTTACAGCAACTAAAGCAACTGTTACATATGTTGATACATCAATATCAAACGCACTTAGTAGTAATGCTGTATTAGCAAATGTCAATTCAATCAATGCCAATTTGGCCGCTGCTAACACAAGAATACAAAACTTAGAAGCCAATGTAGGCACAAAAACCACTCAGATAGCTTTAATAAATGCCAATATTATTGCTGCCAATGCAGCAATTACTAGTTTGCAGAGCAATGCCGCTAGTCAACAAAACACAATAAATGGGCTTGTAAGTAATGCTGCTGCACAATCATCGGAACTAACCAGTTTAATTAGCAATGCTGCTACACAGGCTACCTCTTTGGCCGATTTAGCAGCAAATGCAGTCACACAAGCTACAAGTTTAGCCACATTAATATCAAACGCAGTTTCACAACATCAATCTCTTGATAATATTAGCGCCAATATTGGTGCTTATCAAACTTTTGCAAATGCTAACGCAGCCAGTCAAGCCGGCAGTTTATCAAGTTTGTTAGCAAATGCAGTAGGTCAAGCACAATCATTAGATAACCTAATTTCAAACGCAGCAGCTCAAGGATCAACTCTTTTCGCACTAAATGCCAACCTAGGAACGGCTACAACCAATATTACAAATTTACAATCAAACGCAGCCACACAAACTGTGTCAATTGATTCTTTAAATGCCAATGTTGGTGCTTATCAGATCTATGCAAATGCCAATACTGTGTCACAGGCAGCAAGTCTGGTGTCCTTGACAGCCAATGCAGTTGTACAAGCTCAAGCTATTGACAATTTAATTTCAAATGCAGCTACACAAGGTGCTTCGTTAAACACATTAAGTGCGAATATTGGAGCGTACCAGACTTGGGCTAATATACAAATACCTAATCTGCCAATGTTTTCGGCTAATCTTGGTGCATATCAATTATATGCTAATGCAATAAATGCTGCCACACAGGCTAATTTAGGTTCGTACCAATTATATGCTAATGCCAATGCCACTGTCCAAGCAATAGCGATAAACACCATAAATGCAAACATTATTGCAATGAATTTGGCTATAGCATCTGGACCAAATTTACAAGCAGTTTCTAGCAATGTATTACCTAGTGCTAATGTCACATATAGCCTTGGTAGTCAATCAAAACAATGGAAAGATTTATGGGTAAGCAGTAATACAATTTATATTGGGGGTGCTGCGTTAACAATACAAAGTGGTAATTTGTTAGTAAATGGCAATCAAATTAATTACTCAACACCAGCATTTGACTTTGGTACATTTGCTGCACCAATCAATTACACACTTGACTTAGGAACGTTTTAGGAGAACACAATGGCTTTACAAATACGACGCGGGCTAGCAGCAAATAGAACTTCAATTACTCCTGCAGCCGGCGAAATTATTTTTATTACAGATACCAATCAGATTTTTGTTGGTGATGGCGCTACTGCTGGTGGAAATCCAGTGGCTTTATCGGCGAGTGGCAATCTAACATTAGGAAATATTACAGTTAGTTCTCCTGGCACTATTAGTCTGGGTGGTAACGTTTTGACATCTGCATTAGTTGGAATTCTTGCTAACCTTACTGCCACTAGTGGCGATATAGTCACCTTATTTGCTAATGCTGCAACACAGGCAACAAACTTAGATTCACTGACAGCAAACGCAGCCACCCAAGCAACAACTTTAAATACTTTGACAGCGAATGCTGCTACTCAGAGTGTTGAGTTAGTTTCATTGACAGCCAATGCAGCCGTGCAGGCAACAACGTTATCAACTCTAACTGCAAATGCAGCTTCGCAAGCCAATGATTTAACTACTTTGTATTCAAATGCAGCCGCACAGGCCGATTCGCTAGTAATACTAAATTCCTTGGCATCTAGTCATATTTCTAACTTAGCAGCATTGAATAGTAATGCAGCCACCCAGGCCACATCAATTGATTCAATTAATGCCAATGTAGGTGCATATCAGATTTTTGCTAATACCAATGCAGCCACCCAGGCCACATCAATTGATTCAATTAATGCCAATGTAGGTGCATATCAGATTTTTGCTAATACCAATGCAGCCACCCAGGCCACATCAATTATAAACATTGATGCTAATCTTGGAGTGATTGTATCAAACCTAGCTACGCTGGATGCAAATGTTGGAGCGGAACTATACACTATGGGTAACTACCAAAATTGGACCAGTAATGTCTCAACTATTTCATCAGCCTTGGATCAACTTGCAGAAAGAATTAAGAATCTTGGTGGTTAAATATAAAAAATGGAATAAAAAATGTCTATAGATTTAATTGATGTAGGTGCAACAGCCAATGATGGATCTGGCGATCCAATACGATCAGCCTTTCAAATTGTAAACAGCAACTTTGATTACATAAACGGAGGTTTATTTGCAGGATCGGAGGCGAGCACCATTAGTGCTGTTAGTGTTACAGGCGGAGTAATTGTCTCCAATACTTCTGTCACAGCAAATTTAACAACATCAAATAACGTTGTAGTAACTGGTGCGCTAGGTGGAAATCTATTTGTTCAGAGCAACGGTGCTTATATTATCGGTAATGTTAACATTATTGGTAATTTGAATGTTTCAGGTACACAGGCAGCAGCTCAGGCTCAATCTTCGACTGCTTCATTGTTGAATTTACATTATTCAGCGACTCCGTTTGTAGTCAACGACAATAGAGATATTGGTTTGGTTTGGCAATATTACGGTACCGGACCAGAAAAAAAAGCTTTTTTAGGATGGCAAAATTCAACAGGAAGTTTAATTTACTGGGACAACATTACAGAAAGCGTTGGTAACATAATAACCGCAGGCACACCAGGTAATGTTCAAATTGGATCATTATTAGTTGCTAATAGCACTGCTGCTACTAATTATACTACTGGGGCTTTACAAGTTACAGGTGGAGCTGGTATAGGTGGTAATTTATTTGTAAATGGACAATTAAATTCAAGTTCCTCAAATATTGGTAATTTAGCAGTTACTGGGTATCATGTAGGAAGTCTTAACTTTGCCGGCGGCGACACAGTTTACATTAATGGAAGTCCAGTACAAACTGCTGCTAATGCATTTAATGGTGGTAGTGTTGGTCTTAGTACTACTTTTTTGGACGCCACACAGTCAACTTCTGCGACAACAGGTGCAGTACAGATAAGAGGTGGTCTTGGTGTAGCAGGCAATTTATGGGTAGGTAACATACATGCCAACATAGGTGGCAACGTACGAGCAAACATTCAAGGTAATATATTTACAGCAGCTCAACCTTTTATAACCAGCCTCGGAACACTAACAGGTTTAGATATAAATGGGCAACTAAATGTAAATGATATTAGTCCCAATGCCAATCAAACATACAGCTTAGGCACCTCTGGAACAGATCGTTGGTTAAAAATTTGGGCCTATGATTTAGATGCTACCGGTGCGCTGACTTTGTCTGGGTATTTGAATACAAGTGGAAACAACCAGGCAACTTCTACCACAACTGGAGATATCAGAGTCAAAGGCGGCTTATCGGTTGAAACAGGAAACATTTTTGTAGGTGGGTCAGCAGGCAGAAGTATTACTGCTACTGGTAATATTGCTATATTAAGCGGTAACATTGTAACCAACAGCGACGGGGTGGCCAATATAGGCAGCCCGGGCTTTGCGTTTAACACAGTACATGCAGTTGCTACATCGGCCAGGTATGCTGACTTAGCAGAAAACTATGTCGCAGACGCCAATTATGAATATGGCACTGTAGTAATATTTGGTGGCGAACGAGAAATAACTGTCACTAACGAATTTGCAGATCACAGAGTGGCAGGAGTAATAAGTCAGAACCCTGCCTATCTCATGAATGACGGCGTTCAAGGCTTGCCAGTGGCTCTAAGAGGCAGAGTGCCGGTTCGAGTTACTGGACCAGTTGCCAAAGGGGATTTACTGGTAACTTCAACGACTCCAGGGTATGCAAGAAGTGTAGGGTCTGATACTGGATTTGGTTTAAGAATATTTGCCAAGGCATTAGAATCCAACCCAAACAACAAAACCAAAATAATCGAGGCAGTTATTCTGTAATGAGTACAATTGCATGGTCCACACCGCGCGGTAATTTAGGCACTATAGCCGAGTCTGATTTTTTTTCGTTAAACTTGGAGGCGGTTGATAGTGACGAACAACCTTTATTTTACAGTCTCATAAGCGGTGCTGCTCCGCCTGGTATGTATATTACCCGACTAGGTGAGTTACGTGGAATCCCGGTGCTACAAAGCAATTACGATTCAACACAAATTTTTTCGTTTACAGTTAGAGCAACTAACCCCCAGGGAAAAGTAAATGACAGGTCTTTCTACTTGACTGTTACAAATAATTCTGGACCTTCTATAGTACTACCTGCAGATATTATAGGCGCTTGGTTCGATGGAACATATTTAAGTTATCAATTTGAATACACTGTTGACAACTCAAATTCAATACCAACTTTTTCGATAGTAAATGGATCATTGCCACCAGGAGTGTCTTTATCGAGCTCGGGATTCCTAAGTGGATACTTAGAAATAATAGGCGAAAACATCGCCGAAACTGGATATGATGGGGTAGACAATGACAGTAAAATTTATGATCCTAGAGTTAACAGTACTGATAGATTCTACAATTTCAAGGTACAAATAACAGACGGGTTGAAATTCGAAACTAAAAATGTTGCATTAATGATTGTCAGCAAAGGTGACTTTACAGCTGACAATAGTATAACTTTAATTAATAACACATTTATAAACATTGATGCAGACAACAAATATCGGCCAATTATATTAAACACACCAGATAGCTTACCTATATTGGTGTCAGGAAGTGTTTTTGCCTATAGATTTTTAGCGTATGACCCTGATGACGAGCAAGTGTCGTGGCAAATTGATGAACTTGATTTCAGTGGAATGGATGATTTAGATTATCCTATAGAACAAGTTATGTTTGGTGACGGAACCACTGGCCCGTACACATTAGTCAATACCCCGATAAATGCTGCTCGTATTACGGTTCGAGTCAACGATATATTACTTACAGCTTATACTGACTATACCACAGCAGGCGATCAATTGACTTTTACTAGTATTACTCCATTGATCACTGATGTAATTCAAATACTGTTTATTGAAGTTAATTCAGGATTTGATACTTTACTTTTTGATCAAGGTGCCTCTGGATTGCCATCCGGGTTATCCATTAATGAACTAACAGGGTGGATATTTGGTACTTTACCTGATCAAGTGGATGAATTTGTTACTTACACTTTTAGAATAACGGCGTTCAGAACTGCCACTCCGAGTGAAAGAAGTGATACCGCTTCATTTAGTTTAACTGTCCAGCGAACCTTAAACGAAGAAATAGTATGGACTTCGCCAAGTTTCTTAGGGTTCATCGATAACGGTGCAGTAAGTGAGTTGGCAGTTGAAGCATATAACACACTGGGCAAAGAGCTTTCATATGCATTTTCGTATGACGAGCCTTACAAAAAATTGCCGCAAGGCACTAAATTTTTATCATCTGGCAGATTAATAGGACGCACTACTTTTAGATATTTTAGTTTAGATGGTGCAAGTGCTACTTTAAATTTAACTAATACAAATAATTTAGTGGTAGGTATGCAAATCGCAGGGCCAGGTGTGTCTTCGGGTTGCAGAGTAACTGAAATTTTTAACACAACTCAAGTAGAGGTACGACCAGCAATATACGTTGAACAAGGTACCTTGCTTACATTTTTTAATTTAGATTCAACCACAATCAAGTCTACTACCACAAATTCAATTTCGACATCAATCGACAATGGAAGCACAACTTTTGATCAGTTGGCAAGATTTACTGTTCAAGCCACTACAGTAGATGGAACTTCCTCGGCTAAAAAAGAATTCACTGTCATGGTAAGGCCAAGGAACTTGTCGCCATATGAAAACATTTATTTGCGATCGTTGCCCTCAGAGTCAGATCGTAATCTTTTACGTTCGCTAACAACAAATGTAGATATATTTCCTAGCTCACTGATATACCGACCAGATGATCCAAATTTTGGAATAGCAAAATCTTTTAAATTTTTATTTCTAGCAGGATTGTTGCCAAGCACTGCATCAGCATTTGTAGAAGCAATAAGATACAATCATTATAACAAAGTTATCAACTTTGGTGAGGTCAAAACTGCTGTAGCAAAAAATGAAGATGGTGAAATTGTTTATGAAGTTGTATATGTTGACGCACAAGACAGCCAGGCCTATGACACATTAGGACCAGCACTAAGCATAGATTTAGACATTGCCAACGGATTCGTGTGGGACGACAGCGAATTCAAAACTATCTATCCTAACAGTTTTAACAATATGCAATCGAGAGTAGAAAGAGTATTAGGCTACTCTAATAGAGGTGCATTACCCAATTGGATGCTAACCGTTCAAGAAAATGGTAGAATTCCAGGTTTAACTAGAGCGATAGTTTTGGCCTATCTCAAGCCTGGTGCAAGCAAATTGGTAGCCTATAGAGTCAAACAAAATTTATCCGACAATGATATCAATTTTAGTTTTGTTGCTGATAGATATCAATGGGATAATTATCTGTCAGAATTCTACAATCCTATAACTGCCACGTTTGAACCTAGTGTACAGACTACCTTTGACAAATATGTGAATCAGTCAACTGCAGGAGATATAGTAAGAACCACAATCACTAACACAGTAAATAATTCAGCAATTATAACAATTCCAAGTAGTGTTTCGGTTGCATACGGGTGGATAGTATCTCCGTTGGATATTAATTCGGAAATATCGGCTAACACACAGTTAATTTCTGTGCAGTCAAGTGCCATATCAACCACTCTTACTTTGTCATCAAACATTACAGCCACAGCCGGATCTGTTATTAAAATTGATGGCGAAACTAAAGTTGACTATGCTGTTAGCGTGCCATTTAACAATATTAACAACACTCTACTCAGCCGATTGCGGGCAAGTTTCTACATTGATGGCGTAGTAAATTTCCTAAAAGGAGAAACCATAGTGTTTAGAATTCAGGAAGGGTTTGTTAATGAACCCAATGATGGATGGGTAGATGAAAATAATAATATTATACCGGGTTATTTAGATAAAGTTACCAATTCTCAGGTTGTTAATAAACGTGCTGGCTCCTGGAAAATAGTTTGGGAAGATTTAGTTGAAATTGGATTTGATGGGGACGATGTGGGATTTGACAGCCCGTATGGAGATTTGATCAATGGCTATTTTGATCAAGGTGGTGACAGTGAGGTCAAATTGTTGTTCCAGAACGAAGTTATATTTAATCAACAGGTATACATAAGATCGGGTAGAGGTTATCCAACCAGTGTTTTGACTTACACCACATCGGGTGGTAGTGCAATTCCTTATTATGTGCCTGTAAACACTACATTTAGAACGGCAGAAACTACTTTTGACGGCGGAACTTGCTGTGTAAGAGAACGCGATATCCAAAGGGGAGCGAAAGGTGTAAGGGGCGGAACAAATTTCAGCACAAACAGAGACAAATATGTCAAACCCGAAACTAAGGATAAATATATCAAGTTCCCACAAAATGGAGTATTTGTATAAATGACAAGCCAAGTTAATCCAAATAATATTGACGGTGCCTACCCTGTAGCAGGGCAAGACAACGATAGTCAAGGTTTCCGTGACAATTTTACTAACATCAGAAATAATTTCACCTTTGTTAAAGCTGAAATTGAAGATATTCAGAACAAAGCTGTGCTTAAAACAGCTTTGTCAAACACTACCTTAGATAACGATTTTGCAGGTAATATTATTTCAAATCCATCCCTAACAGCTTGGAGAGAAACCTACAATAACATCGGTAGCGCAAGTGGCGCAGTAACAGTGAACTTTGCCAATGGAAATTATCAAAAAATTACCATGGCAGGATCAACCACGCTATCTTTTAGTTTTCCGTCAAACACTAATAATCAGTTAGCTTCAATTAAATTATGGATTGTAAATCCAAATGCTGGTTATACACTAACTTTGCCAAGTGCAGTGACACTCGGCGATCCAGACACTATTGCTGGTTTGACAGGCACTTCTCCACCTATTATTAACTTTAATTCAGCTGAAATAGCAAATAATACTAATTATCTTTTTGAATTTTTTACTGTTGATGGCGGTACTACAATTGGTATCAAGGATCTAATTAGAAACAGGGATGTCAATCTTACTGGATCAACTGTTACTGGTGATTTGCCAGTTACTGGTAATGTAACAATTGGCGGAAATACCATAATAAACGGTGGTATTATCAATACCGATTACCTATTAGCCAATGTTGTAACGGGTCAAAATCTTTTCGCTAACGTAAACTATAATAGATTTATCGCCAACTGTTCACCAACTGGAACAGTGGCTAATTTGTTTATTACCTTACCTAACTCAGTGGAAGATGGTAGAATACTTGATATAACTTCGATGACAGCAATCACAAGTTGTTTTGTTTCAAATATGACTCCTGATGTTACATCAGTGTACGGATTGGCTAACACCTGGGCAGCATCAGCAAGCTTTACTAATTCGGTTTCAATAAAATTACTTTATAATTCATCAGTTGGTAGATGGTTTAAGGTAGGTTAATTTTAAAATCTTCATTGACTCCTAGTGTTGTATAATGTAAAATTATGCAAACTAGGAGTTTTTTATGACTGTAGATTTGCAACGATATCAAGAGTTTGTTGAAGCAGTAACCAGTAAACCTTCTAATGATCTAACTACATTTATGAATCGTTTAGACGAAGTAGATGGTAATTGGGATTTTGAAGCACAGGGACATGGACCGGACGTAAATGTTCCGTTGTTACTTACAGCAGCATTGGGCCTAGCATCTGAAACCGGTGAGTTTTGTGAAATTCCAAAAAAAATATTTTTCCAGGGTAAACCATTAAATGAAGAAAATCTATTTCACATGAAACGTGAACTAGGTGACATTATATGGTATTGGATCAATGCCTGTCGCGCCTTAAATTTGAATCCCAACGATGTAATTACAGAAAATGTAAATAAATTAAAAGCAAGGTATCCGGGCGGCGAATTTGACGTACATTATTCCGAGAACAGGAGAGAAGGAGACTTGTAATGCACCCATTAGTAGGAAATTTAGAAGAACTTTCAAACGAAGAATTACATAAAAAATACAATGAACTAATGACCAAGTTTAATCAAGCACATAGATTTGGCCCTGTCAGCGTTATTCCGCAAATGCAAATGATTTTAGAAAACTATAAGTTTGAAATGGACAAGCGTAATCGTAAAACGTTAGAGGAAATTGAATCAAAAAATAACAAATTTAAAGGTATAGTAGATATACAATGAAGTACGATAGTTTTGGTCAGGTATATGTATCAAGCAATGAACTCTGTGATTTGCTTTATCAAAATCCAGACATTAATATTGGTAATTTTTTTGTAGAAGATTGGGATCAATATAATAGTGCAGTAAAATGTAACTTTTCCGATCTTCCGTTGGTGAAAGAATATCATCCATTGCCAAGCAACTATTCAGTAGATAAATTTCACGAAACAAATCAAGCAACATGGAACATGCCCGACGATTACTGTAAAATAGATATTGCAAAATGGTTACTAGATCAATGTAAAACTCAAGAGGAACTACAGCGTGTAGGCCAAGAGTTACTTTTATATCAAGAAAGAAATTTATTCCCGCTGCTTAAACAATTGAAGTACGTAGTTGATACATGGAGAAACCACAACATCGTTTGGGGAGTAGGTAGAGGATCAAGTGTTGCAAGCTACGTGCTATTCTTGATTGGGGTTCATAAAATAAACAGCTTATATTATGATTTAGATATCGAAGAATTTTTACGATAAATAGGTACAAGGAGAAATATATGAAAAAAGTATACACTACAGCCAATGGTAAACAAGTAAACCTCGACGCATTAATTGCCGATAATGAGCATACTATTGCAGTAGGAAACATGAAGGTCAATGCTCGAGGAGATAGACTAGGCCCAGGCGGCAAAGTAGAACAAACTAAAGAACAAGTAATGAAAGAATATTATAAACTAAACACTCCAGTTGCAGTTGACACACCTCCGCAACCGCATCAATCACGTAAGACTAAAGATTTGGTTGACGAATGGGTAGAACCTAGCGAAACGTCAGTAACTGAACAGGAAGCAGTTAGCGAGTCAAAACCGGGTTTACGTGGAAAACTGGCAGATTCAGTTTCGCAGTCAAAGATTGTGGAAAAAGTAGAAGTGAAAAAAACTGGTCCCTCAAGAATTTAAGAAAGGCAACTATGGCAGTCGAAAATCCGTTTGATCAAAAACGAGGATATCAATTTGGTGTAGAAATAGATGGCGAAATAAAGCCTTTACACAACAGTATTATTGTAACAGAAATGAGTTTTGAAGCTAGACAATTAAGTAGTGGTATAGTATTATTAGGTGATGATGGCAAAACAGATGGTATTCGTCCACGGTGGGCTAAAGTATACGCAGTTGGTCCTGAACAACAAGACGTGCATGTAGATCAATGGGTGCTTGTTGAACATGGAAGATGGAGCCGCGGCGTAAAAATTATTAAAGACGGCGAAGAAATCATCATCCGCAGAGCTGATCCAGAAGCAATTATTTTTGTATCTGACAATCAACCAGAAAACGTAGATACTATTTCAACAGCAGTACATGCAGAACGTAAAACAAGAGAAACTTACGAATGATTTCAACATTACCATTACGCAGAGCTCATAGACTTGAGCTGACTGAATACGGCCACAACGACCATTGTTTTTGGTTAGAAATGGATCATCAATTTGAACGTGTTCCTAGTTTTAAGGAAATTTTTGATTACTATGCCGTAAAAAATTACTGGAGCAAATGGATTACTCCGGGCATGACTTGTCTAGACATAGGTGGACATTCTGGAGACACAGCTATTCCCATGATGGTATATAGTCGTGGTACAGTGTTAACAGTTGAACCCAATCCAACCATACGCCCATACTTAGAACTTAACTGTCATATTAACAGGCACTTGGGTGGGACTTTTGTTATCGCCTCAGAAGCTGTAACTGACAAGAATTCAGACAATTTAACTTTCAAGGATCATCATAACGGCATGTGCAACGGAGGCTTAGTTGGTGAAAATTGGGACGCCGAAACACAGGCCAAGATGGCCGGAATGAGTGGCGATAGTATTACTGTTTCGGGCATGACTTTAGAATCCATGCTACAAAAATACCTAACCAAAGACGAAATAGCTAATATAGGTTTTATTAAGACAGACACCGAAGGACATGACATAGAAATTATTCGCAATATACGTGATATTCTTGTACAATATAAACCTGTGGTGTTTACAGAATGGTTCGCTCAGTATAGTCAAGCAGATTCTCAAGAACTATTCCGAGTAATCAATGATGCAGGCTATGTTGCACTGAATCCTTATACAATGGAAGAAGCAGATGTAGAAATTCGCAGTGAAGATTTATTATGTATACACAAAGATAATCTATGAAAGAACTTTGGACTGAAAAGTATCGCCCACAAACACTAGATGGATACGTGTTCACTGATCCTGTACAACGTGAACAAATAGAACATTTTGTTCAGGAAAAAAGTGTTCCCCATTTGTTGTTTACTGGACCAGCTGGTACAGGAAAAACCACATTGGCTAAAATTTTAGTCAATAGTTTAAACATTGATCCTTATGACTTTTTACAAGTGAACGCTAGTCGAGACAATGGTGTTGACTTTTTAAAAAGCAAAATTGAAGGCTTTGTTAGTACGTTGCCATTTGGTGATTTAAAAATTGTGCTACTAGATGAAGCAGATTATCTGTCGCATAATGCACAGGCTATTCTACGTGGACTAATGGAGACGTACCAAAGTCAGGCAAGATTTATACTGACTGCCAATCTTGCTCACAAAATCATCGGTCCTTTAAAAAGCCGTTGTCAACAAATTATCATTGACAAAACAGATCAAACCGAGTTTACTAGTAGAGCAGCAACAGTATTAATTACTGAAGGTATTGAATTTGACTTGGATACTCTTGACAGCTATGTTAAAGCAACATATCCAGACTTACGCAGTTGTTTGAAATTACTACAAACAAATAGTGTATCAGGCACACTCTCAATATCACGAAGTTCAAGCAGTTCCGGCAGTACTGATTATAAACTTGATGTAGTTAATTTATTCAAACAAGGAAAAATTCGAGAAGCTAGGACATTATTTTGTTCAAATACATCTGCCGACGAATGTGAAAGTGTATTCACTTGGATGTATCAAAATCTAGATCTCTGGGCATCCACACCCGAAGGTCAAGACGAAGCAATTAAGATTATACGTAAAGGTGCAGCAACTCATTCGTTAGTGGCAGATCATGAAATTAATCTATCTGCCACATTTGTTGAATTAAGTCAATTATGAAAAGACAATCAATTTATCTAGTAGCAAATTATACTGTTAAACCAAAAAATCCTGCAAAAACACATATCAAAGGATATATGAAGGATCCTGCAAATGTGCGTTATGATGAACAGGTACACATTAGTACAAAACTGAGACCAAAAGATATTGCTAGTGCTAAAATAATTATGAACTTGAGTAACAAGACTGTTCAAGTCAACAATTTCAGTCACAACAAAAACTTCAACGAATTGTTCAAGTATTTTTTCAAGGGTTATCACAAATACATCACAGACATCATGGTCCAACTTGATGCAGAATATTTCAGTTCAATGTTAGACGAACTACAAGCAGAAGTAGATGCTGAAAAGAATGAAGAAATTCAAGCTCAGTGACAGCGGTGCTAGAGGCTGGTTCATCGGCGACTTTCCTGAAGCTGTGCATCGTACTAGCGACTTTGAAACTTGTTATCAAACTAACACAGCCGGGACAGTTTATGTCCAGCATTATCATAAGATAATAACCGAAATTCAATTGATCACTAGAGGTTGTATGATTCTTAACGACGTTGAATATCGTGCCGGAGATATTGTAATTGTGGAGCCCGGTGATATAGTTGGAGGGTATTATTCAGAGGATACAGATACAGTTGCAGTCAAATTTCCTAGTATTCCCGGCGATAAATACTACGTATGAATCCAAAGATGCTAAAAGCCATGCGTCAGAAGACCAAAAGGAAAATAGATCCTGATGCTCCTCCGCGGCCTAACTTGATGCGTCATGATGTCAAACTACGACAACAGGACGACATTATCAACTCAATGAACCGAGAAGTACATAATCTCAAAGACACTGTGCGAAGATTAGAAAACAAACTGTTTAATCAAACTAATTATCTTGACGCACTACATAACAAACTAAGAAAACAATGACAACTTTATACTTGGATATGGACGGGGTCGTAGTTGACTTCGACGAGTATGCCTATCGAACTTTAGGATTGCCACCCAGTGGCGGAATTTACTCTGACGACAAATGGCAAATTTTAGCTGAAAATAAAAGAATTTACAGAGATTTAATCAAAACACCCTATGCAGATCGATTGGTTGAAGAATGTAAAGATTTTGTTTTGACAAAAGAATTTGATTTATGTTTTTTGACCGCGGTTCCTAAAGCGAACGATATTAACTGGGCTTTTTATGACAAAGTTATGTGGGCACAAACTAATTTTCCCGGTATACCAGTTATGTTTGGTCCTTATAGCAAAGATAAATGGCAACACTGCCAACCCGGAGATATTCTCATTGATGATAGATCTAGCAATATTGATGAATGGCGAGCAGCAGGTGGCATCGCCATCCATCATATTGGGTTTGATACTACACTGTATGAGCTGTTTCGACTGTATTAATCCTCCCCGTAAAGTTTAAGAACTTCAGCTACAGCAGGATGTCTACGAACATCCTTGACTGCAAATTCTACGCCAGCAATGTATTGGCTATCAAAATCTTTATAAAGACGTTGAAAGTCCAATAATCCGTTGTCCTTGGCCCTACGGTCGGCCTGCTGCGTATCACCTGTAACAACCATCTTGGAGTTTTCACCTAAACGAGTTAACAGCATCTTCATCTGACTTGGTGTCGCGTTTTGCATTTCATCTGCAATAATCCACGAGTTTTTAAATGTCCGTCCTCGCATGTATGCTAGTGGAGCAATCTCGATATATTTTTCTTCTAGCAGACGTGATACCTCCTGTGGTCTATAGTATTCTTCTATGATATCAAAGATAGGTCTAGTCCATGGTTCCATCTTTTGATTAAGTGTGCCCGGCAAAAATCCGTGTTGCTCATCATCAACGCCTACTGCTGGTCTTGTAATTACAATCTTAGAGCACTCACCTGCTCTAAATGCTTGTAATGCAGCCAGTACAGCTAGCATAGTTTTGCCTGTACCTGCCGGACCCGCAGCAAAAACTATTAAGCGTTGTGGATTTTGTAGTAGATCTATGTACGTTTCTTGGTTGAGACTTTTAGGAATTAAATTGATTTGGCGACGTTGTTTCTGATATGATTCTATGTTGCTTACAACTGACAACTGTGCTGCTTCGCTTCTGCGACGTTTGCTCAAGAGTGCCTCCTTTATAATTGGTGGATCTGCCATAGCCCGAGCTCCTTGAAGTGGCTTGGCATCTTTTTTTATCAAGTCCACATGATTATTTAAATGACTAACTTTTTTGGATTAACTGTGTTTTATGAGCTGTAGAAGCATGCTAAGTAAAAGACTGTAGTGCTAATTCGATCAAAAAAACAATTACATTATTTGATAATAAATAACTGTATGGCACAAGATATTTCAGACATTTTAGAAAACCTCAAAACTATCACAATGACAGGTAGTTCGATCAACACACTATTGGATTTTGAACGTGTAATTGATGAACTTGACGTATATACATTTGATAATTGGAAAAAGGGCGAACTAGTAGCTGGACCAAAATATGAAAAATATTTTGTCACGTGTACTTTTATGTGGCCCTACAAATTAATGCCCGATCCTCGAGGTGGCGAACGTTTGCTTGATTACGGATGCGAAATAAAGTACAAAAAGGATCACTTGGTTTACCCAATGAAAGTCGAAGATCCCAACGATTTTCAACCGGGAACCAAAGTTCCCAAAATGAATCGTACTCCAGTCTGGTTAGTAGAAATTGTTATGCCAAAACAGCTGATGCAAGAAATAAACCAAGGTAGTGTAGAATTGGAAAAAGATTCAGTTGATGCCGAGGATATTGAGCAAAGCTATGAAGAAGGATTAGACGATAATATCTATAAAACTGATACAAATGCAGCCACACAAGTACAGGCAGGAGTGTAATATGCTAAGTGAGGGTCTAGAAAAAAACGATTTAAAAAGATTGGTAAAACCTGAGCTGCACATTGATGAATTTAAAAGTAAAATGGGCAAAGATGAAGATATTATTGTCCTAAGTTTTAAATTGATTGGAAGAGCTCCAGCCAATGATTTAGTTAACTTTATAGAAAAAGGTTATGACTGGGTCGTGGACGCAGATATTAGTGCAGGCGAAATGGACGACGGCGATTTTCTAGTGTTTGTTGAATGCGATCGCAAACCTGAAGTTGCCGATGAAATAATTAAAATGCTAGGTGATATTACTAAACTTACTGATCAAAATCTAGAAGATTGGAAATTACAGTTTAGATCAAATCCTAGTCTATTAGACGCAACAGCCGAAAATATTCAAAACAATGTGGCTCTGACTCCGCAAGATTATATTGCTAGACACGGCAATAAAACACTAGACGAAATGCGCACAGCAGCAGGAGTGCAAGTTAAGACTAAAGCTCCCATTAATGATCATACCCAAAATATAAGAAGCCTAGCTGGCATTCTTTAACCAAAATAGCATAAATACTGTTAGTTCAACTAACAGTATATTATGTGGCTTTTACATTTACTACCAGACTCTTTAATTCTTTTTATAACTTATGCCATGCTTTTCTTTGGATTAGCAGGTTTAATAGTGGGTTTTTTATTAGATAAATTCCCAGTCAAAATTGTTTCGTTAATAATTTTTTGCTGCGGCGTTTATTGGTACGGAGGTTATAGCGTAGAGCAGGATTGGCGTGCCAGAGTTGAAGAAATGGAAGCTAAAGTCAAATTAGCTGAGGCCAAATCACAACAGGCCAACGAAGAAATAGAACAGCGAGTAGTTGAAAAAACCAAAGTTGTACGTGAAAAAGGCCGTAAGCAAATAGAGTATATCCATAGATTAGTTGAAGGCAAAACTGTTGAAATAGTTAAAGATATGAGCGAAGAGGAAAAACAAGTGTTCTTAGCAAAGCAAAAAGAATTACAAGATGCACTTAAGAACTGTCCTGTTCCTAGAATTATTGTAGAAGAACATAACAAGGCAGCTGATCCAAAATGAAAACTACAGCACTATTAATATCTTTGTTACTAGTCGGTTGTTCAACCACTGTTCCGGTAGTTGCTAAATTTCCAGCTGCCCCAAAGTCACTGACAGAACCTTGTCCACCGCTACAAAAGATAGAAGGTGAACAAGTTTCAATTGTAGATCTACATACCAAGGTGGTCGAGAACTACACACTTTATCATGAGTGCGCAATCAAGGTAGAAGAATGGAACTCTTGGCACGCAAAACAGAAAAAAATATTTGAGGAAATAAAATAATGCAAGAGCAAGAAGCTTGCCCAAAATGTGGCGGCAAACACAATCGATAAAGGAGCCCTAAATGGAACTTACAAAAGAGCAGTTAAGAGAATTATTACCAAAAAATCCCTACATTGACCATTGGCATCTCGCCTTGAGTCAACTACTACCAGATTATGAAATTAACACTCCTCAACGAATTGCTGCCTTCATGGCACAATGCGCTCATGAGTCGGGTAATTTTGTTTTTCTTACAGAAAATTTAAACTACAAAGCAGAAAGCTTAATGAAAATTTTTGGCAAATATTTTAAAGACATGGCCACTGCCAAAGCATATGAAAAGAAGCCAGAAAAGATTGCTAACAGAATCTATGCAAATAGAATGGGCAATGGCGATGAGGCAAGCGGAGATGGATATCGTTATCGTGGTCGTGGCCTAATTCAATTGACTGGTAAAACTAATTACACTTGGTTTGCAGCATCGTTAGAAATTTCAGCAGAAGAAGCAGCTGAATACACACAAACCTTTGAAGGTGCTGCGCAAAGTGCATGCTGGTTTTGGGAAACTAATAAACTGAACAATGAAGCCGACAAGGGCGATATTAAAACAATGACTCGTAAAATCAACGGCGGCTTTATTGGATTGGATGACCGTATTAAACATTACAACCATGCACTACATGTATTAGGAGTTCATTAAATGAAATATTTTTTCCTACTACTAGCACTTCCACTATTAGTAGCTTGCGAGGAAAGATATAGATATCCATGTCAAGATCCTGATAACTGGGACAGTAAAGAATGTAAAAAACCCTTTTGCAGTGCAAATGGCACTTGCCCGGAAGATTTAACACCATATGAAAAAGACAAGGCAGGCGGACAGATGGGTAATAGTTTTGCACCAGCTGCACCTGCACCAAAAAAAGGAGAATGTAAATGATTAAAGATATTTGGGAAGGTCCAAGATATACAACTGAAGAACTCAATGTAAGACTTAAATTCTTTATTGGTGTTGTTCTTGGTTTAACCTTGTTTGGTATTGTGTTTGTGGTATTATACAGTCTTATTTTTGTAACACAGCCAATGAATGGAATGAGTCCAGTGGATAATAAGTTTTTTGAACTGATTATTCCTATTGCTACTTTCTTAACTGGCACACTGTCGGGTATTATGTTAGCTGGTGATGACAAAGAATTGAGAGCAAAGGCATTAGAAGCGGCCAACAAGCCACCTCCGCCAAGTGCTCCACCACCTGCATCAACAAGAATTGAACCATCATTGGGTGGCTTCGGCGGCGTAGCACCAGCAGCATTTGGAGCGTCAATTGATCCTACTCCATTGGCATCTTTAGCTGATGCTGCACTAAGTAGTTTTACTCCTTCAGTGAGTGCGGGATTTGGAGGAAAAGAAGCACCTGTACAGCCTGATCATCCGGAACGATAATGTTGTTTTTAGTCAAAATGCTTTCGGGCGAAAGTGAAACCAATCCTAGCAGTAAAAGGGTAATTACTTTTTTGGCCTTTATACTAGTTGCGATTGGTTTCATAGCAGAATTATTCTTTGAAAAAAAAGTAAGCCCGCAAACATTTGACGCAATGATGTACATAGTTTTAGGCGGTTTAGGTTTTACAGCATCAGAAAAATTTACTAAAAAAGGAACATTAAAATGAAAAAACTATTAGCAATTGTATTAATGTCTCTAGTGTCTGTAGCATTTGCGGCAGAAGAGAAGAAGGTTTGTGTTAAAGAATTTGACAACAAAACAAATAAAGAAAAAGAAGTTTGCAAAACAATTAAGGTACATAAGAAGTTAGAAGGCACCAAAATTGAAGATGCAAAAAAAGATTCTAAAAAGTAATCTTATTCTAGTTTAACAAAGAGCCCATTCGTGGGCTCTTTTTGTTTGACAAACTTTTCTATAAGGTATATAATTATACTATGACTTACTACGACACCTTAGGCATTTCAGAATCTGCCGGTCCGGATGAAATTAAAAAGGCTTATCGTAAACTAGCCAATCAACATCATCCTGACAAAGGCGGAGATACAACAAAGTTTCAACAAATCCAATCTGCGTACGAAACACTCAGCGACGATTCTCGACGGGCGCAATACGATGCAGAACGCCGAGGAGTTGGTGGGTTCCGATTTACTGTTAACGGGCATGACATGGGTAGTGGCATGCCTCATGAAATGGAAGAGATGTTAAGGAACTTTGGTTTTAGTTTTGGCCCAGGATTTGCTAGTCACGGCGACCCTTTTTCTGTTTTTAGACAACAACGAAGAAATAAAGACATTCAAGTTGGAATTACAGTGTCATTGGCAAGCACCTTAGATGTACAAGAAAAAACAATAAGCGTACAGAGTACAAATGGAGAACGTTATTCAGTAAATGTGCAAATACCCCGAGGAGTTAGACCAAATAGTGTAATAAAGTTTCCTAACTTAGGTGATAACTTTTTTGGAAGTTTACCTAGGGGAGATTTGTATGTAAGAATACAAGTCGAAGGTGATCCAAGATTTTTAGTTGATAATGTTGATTTAATTAAAATTCATGAAATTGATTGTATAAGTGCAATTGTAGGAACAACATTAGTAGTAGAGGGACTTGATGGTAAGAAATTTGACTTGCAAATACCGCCAGGTACACAGCCCGACAGTAAGTTAAGGATACCTAGTCAAGGTTTGTATGTAATGAATCAAAGTAACAGAGGTAATTTAATCGTTCAACTTGGAGTGTATGTGCCTACCAATTTGAATATAGACCAAATCAATAGTCTCAAAAGTATTTTCAACATTCAATAAATATTTTTATGTTACAAACTAATCCAGAAATTGATTTAATTGTTTCAGAAGCTATAGACATTGCAAAAAGTTATAGTCACGAGTATGTTACATTAGAGCATGTTTTTCTCTCGATGATTAGATTTAATCCATTTAGAGAGTTTTTAACTAACTTTGGTGTTGATATAGAAGGTCTAGATGCAGATCTTGCCGCCTACATAGAAAATCAAACCTATCTAGTAGCAGAAAACATTGAGCCAAAAAAGACGCATGCACTCGAACGCACATTTAACAGAGCGTTTACACAAGTGTTGTTTAGCGGACGAACTCATGTTCAAATCATGGATTTGTTTCTTAGCATAAATTCCGAAACAAACAGTTATGCACATTATTTTATTGTAAAATATCAACTTGAACGTGGTAAACTCATTGAACAATATAATAAACTGTACAAAACAGAATCAAACAAATCCATTGTAAATTCAGCTCAGGCTGATAAAATTCTTGAGCACTACTGTACTAATCTTAACAAACTAGCCATTAACAATAAAATTGATCCTGTAATCGGTAGAGAAATAGAAACTGGCGAAATAATTGAAATCTTGGCAAGAAGAAACAAATGTAACGTGTTAATGATTGGCGATCCTGGTGTTGGTAAAACTGCTATTGCCGAAGGACTAGCTCTGTCTATAGTAAATGAATATGTCCCAGATTATTTGAAAAACTATACAGTTTACAATTTAGATATTGGCAGCTTGTTAGCTGGCTCAAAATATCGTGGAGACTTTGAAGAAAAAATTCATGAAATCATTAACGCACTAAACTCCAAGGACAAAACAATTTTGTTCATTGACGAAGCACATCAAATGCGTGGTGCAGGAGCAGGAAGTCAAAGCAGTGTAGATTTTTCAAACATGATCAAACCGGCTTTGAGTAAAGGTAAAATTAAAGTGATTGCATCAACCACATGGGAAGAATACACTCAAAGCTTCGAGAAAGATCGAGCCTTGATGCGACGTTTTCAACGTGTGACTATTGATGAACCCTCTGTAAAAGTTGCTAAGGAAATTTTATTTGGTTTACGTGGGCATTTTGAAAAGTTTCATGATGGTGTAGTTACAGATGAAGCAATTGAATCAGCTGTAGATTTAAGTGTGCGTTTCCAAACTGATAAAAAACTACCTGACAAAGCAATTGATTTAATCGATGCTTGCTGCGCAAAACTAAAAATCAAGTATAACAATTTAGAGAACTGGCAAGTTACTAAAGCAGACGTAATTTCTGCTGTCAGCAACATGACCAAGATCCCAGAAGACCAAATTGGCAATGTAACCCAAACACAGGTTCTAACCAATTTGGATGAGCAAATTAAAGATAAACTGTTTGGTCAGGATCGAGCAGTGGACAGTGTTTTGGAAAAAATTTATGTAAGTCGTGCAGGTCTTAAGTCAATAAACAAACCAATTGGCAGTTTTTTGTTTTCAGGACCCACTGGAACAGGTAAAACCGAATTGGCAAAATTACTGTCAGAATCTCTAGGAATGAAACTGTTGAGATATGACATGAGCGAATATCAGGAGAAACATGCAATTGCTAAACTGATTGGCGCTCCGCCTGGTTATGTAGGATATGATGACGGTAATTTAGGCGGTGGACTTTTGATTAGCGACATTGAAAAAAACCCTAATTGTATTATTTTAATGGACGAAATCGAAAAAGCACATTCTGATGTTAGCAATATATTGTTAAGTATGATGGATGAAGGCATTGTAAGCAGCAGTAATGGTAAAAAAGCCAGTTGTAGAAATGCGATAATTATCCTAACCTCAAATTTAGGTGCTGCTGACAATGAAAAAAATACAATAGGCTTCACTCAAAATTTTGAAAAAACAGATGAAGATGACAAGGCAATAAAAAATTATTTTGCTCCAGAATTTAGAAATAGATTAGATGGTGTAATTAAATTTAACAAACTAAATGAATTGAGCATGCGTAAAATTGTAGGTAAATTTATTACTGATATAAATGATCTGTTGATTGATAAACAGCTAAGAATACGTTTAACTGAAGCAGCGGTAGATGAGCTTATTGCTCAAGGATTCGACAAAAAACTAGGTGCCAGACCTTTACAACGAAAAATAAATGAATTAATAAAAGTTCCTTTGAGTAAACTTATTTTGTTTGACAACATTAGCGCAGGCTGTATAATAGTAGTTGATTATAATAAAGAATTTTCTTTCTTGCCTATTTCGTCAACCGATTCCACATACAGAATTGACACTAATGGATACATTGTTTTGGAAGAGTCTCTCTCCTAGCATCGAAGTACTTTCATCAACCAAGCAGTTTTACAACGAATACTATTTCAGATTGGACGTATATGCTCCAGGTTGTAAAAGTATTCGTTGCGACAATGTTTCCGATGACATAGAACGGCGTAGAAATTGGGTAAGAAATTACAGACGCCAAGGTTCATGGTGGAACAAACAACTAGCTGAATATTTGCAACATGCAGACATTGGCTTTTTACATAGCCTTAAAGATTTGTACTACGAATACCCTGATGTTAAAATTCGTACAGAAGAACCAAAAGTATCAGTATACGCCACAGATGAGTTAGTTTTACAGTCGGTGGCTAAATCTATGGATCAAGATTATAGAAATAACTTAACATCTATCACAGGTCCTGCTAACGAAGAAATAAAGGCACTATTAGACAAACATATAGTTTTGGTAAAGAAACCGCCAAAATATCGATATCGTGTTTGGTTGAGAGAAAAGCAATTTGATACTGAAATTAGACACCAAGTTTTGGCTTACTTAGACAGTCTTGGTGATCTAGTAAGAATAAGCGATCACTCGAGAGACAATCTCGAGAAACCACACAATTGGATTTGGGGAGCTAACTTTTTTACCAACGATAAACACGTAGCAACATTTTTAACTTTAATTCATCCAGATCTAATTAGAGAAGTTTCTGAGCTGGTTTGCCTGGATAATAAATAATGTTATTATTCAAGGATTGCTCGTATGGCAAAAGTACATGAAGAAGTAATTGTAATCACAATCAGTAAGTTAGTTAAAGACAGCGATGCAGCAGACACACCCGATCTTGCCAACACAGAAATTATCGCGGCACTGGGATCTGTAGCAGAAGAACTACTAGGCAGTGGTGTTGTTGTCGAAGTAAACAAAGCCTAATTAAACAACCAAGAGAGAAATCAATGACCAAAAAAATAATTGGAGACAAAGCCTCTACACAGGCAAGCGCAGTGGCGGCAATCAAAGCAGC